GGTAGAGAATCGGATTCCAATCCTCGATATCCGATGGCTTGCGATGGTCAAGATAACCCGGGGCTGCCCATGTTTCCCTCACCCATAGGCGATCTCCTGGGATTCCCTGGGGACATTTCTCCCATTGGATCGCATCTACCAAGTTGACCGGTTGTGGCTTCATTACCCGCCGTGTCTGCGTTTTCTCCCCAGCTAGAATCGCACGCACCATTTCATCAGAAAAGATTATCGGTCGCTCTTTCATCCTACTCCTCCCCTACTACGCTCTCTCCCTACTACCTACAAATCGCCAAGTCTCTCATGCCGGCCTGCCGTCTAGTCCTACACCCTGTAGTCGGACCCTCGGCTTGTGCCTAACCCACCCCCGTCACGAACAGGCCAGCATTCCTCCTATTGGGATGTTTCCGTAGAACTCATCCATGGCCATCACAAAACTACAATGAACAGATACATGGCTTGTATGCCTGTAGCCCGGTCCACTGTTCGTCATTCCACATGATCAACTGCGATTCGAACCCGATAGATAGTTGTTCTAGTGTGAATCTGCTATCCGCAATCAAAAACGTCCGAACCCCGCGTCTCTCCGTAGATAACTTTTCTAACCTCGCTGCCCTCTCAAAAAGTTCTGGATGCCTTGACCACAATTCCCGCCATTGGTTCGGTCGCTGGAACGGACAGATGTAGCAGCTTGATTTTTGCGGGATATCAAGCTGTGACGCCGCTATAATGGCAATACAATCCTTGCGGGTAATGTCTCGGTCTACCAGTGGCCTCGCCGCGCCTGGCATCCTATGGGCCTCGTCAGCCGCTATCCCAATCAACTGTATCTCGACGTTATTGGCTTTGGCCCAATGATTTACCACGTCGGTTTTCCACCCCTGGGTACACCATCGTGTCCCTGGCATTGGGCAAACGCGATAATCCTCACAAAACTCAATGAGCGTCCTGGCGTCGCGCCCTGGTCCCAGGGCGCGATATTCCTGCCCTAGCCTGGTGATTTCCAGGCCCCTTGGTGCCAACCACTTCTTTTCGAAATAGTCTAAGTAGCAGTATGTTTCGGGCCATTCGCATCCTGTATCAGCGAACACAATCGGGCCGTGCCATCCCTTATTGACCAGCATGATCGTCATGGCTACACTGTTGACTCCCGCGCCAAAGCTGATCATCTCAGACATTCTGCACCTCCAGCACCGACGCCAGGATCCTTACTGTGCATCGCTCTTCCCCGACGCTCAAACACAAACTCATCCACCCCGTCCAAGTCCTCTGCCAATCTCTCTGCCTCTGCCCCCGCCTCCAAAAACGTCCCAATGAACGGCTCGTCGGGTGTCAACCGCATGACCCCTCCATCCTCCAATATCACAAACAGCCACCACTCGTACTTATCCATGATAGGGTTCCTGCTCCTCTACAATCACCAAGAGTTCATCCACAGCCTTGCGGATGTCGAGAAGTTTTGCCCGGAGTTCGTGGTTGACGGCATACACGATGCGGTTGCCCCAACCCGCCCAATCCCCAGGGCATTGGGTCTGCATCAGTGCCTTGTGGGGCACAACAGGCCACCCCAACCGAAACACCAATTCCCGCGCCGATGCAATTTGATTGTCGGTCGGGTTGCCCTTGGTAAAGTCGCCCAACAAGCAGATACCGATACTGGTGGCGTTGTGATTGCCCACGTGGTAGCTGATGGTGCCCACGTCATTCACGCGATACACAATCCCACCTGGCCCGATGACATAGTGGTAGCCGATACCGGGCCAGTCGTTGTTCTCCACGTGCCCACGGGCGATAGACTTGATGTGCCGGATGGTAGCGTCTCTGCTGATCTCCGTCTGCACAGTAGCAGAATGGTGGATGACAATGCGTTCGATTTTTTGGTCGGCGGTTCGCGTTTTGTATTTGAGTGTGGGATGGGTGGGCAATTGCCCAACCAGGTTTACGATTTCCATAGTTCCTCCTTAAAAGGGCATGGCAGCGTCCATCTGCCCAATCCAATTGTGGTAGGTCCTGACCTTGGTCAGTGGGGTGGGCTTAAAGTACATATCCCGCTCAATGGGCAGGCCCCGTGGCCCCCGGACCGATTCCAGTTCCGACAAGCTGAAATAGCCCATCTCCACTTCCAGCCCGTCCACCAGACCAAAGAAGGTGTCGTCGCCGTCGAACTCAATCGCCCACCATGTCCAGCTTGAGTCCGGTGTAAAGAACTTGGCGTACACAATCTTGTCGCAGTCCGGAGTATCTTCGGTGGCGTAGAGAGGTGGCAGTTTCTTCCGCAATTCTTCCGTCAACAGTTTCATGTTACGTTCCTTTCCAGTTGCACTCCCGTTCAATATTCACGGGGTCTTTTCCTGTTTTCCACGCTTGTCGCCGTGCTTTGGACAAGCGCCGTTTGTAGAACCGCCCGATGCCCCTGCTGCCCCAACGGAGCTTGTGCATTTCGTCGGAGGCAATACAAAAGTCCTGGTACGAAAGCAAGCCCATTTTGTACAGGGCGCGGACGGACAGATGCCCATGATAGGACTTTCGGGCTTTCGAGACGCGGTTCCATGTAATCTTGATTCGTGCCTGGGTCGGTTTCTTGGCCATATTCCTCTCCTTTTTTGGGGTGGGAGCCGAAACCCCCACCCCTTGTACTGGGAGGATGTAGGGCCAGACGTGTCTAGCCCTCCACGAACTCGGCGGCTCGCGGGTCGGATTCGCCAATGCCCGCAATCACACCCTTTTCAGCAAGTTCTTCCGGGACATCCGTCTCGTCGTCCTTGAGTACGTAGACGGCCTGTGTAATCCACGAAAGGCCACACACCCCCTGCCGAAACTCGATTTGGTGGTACTCCAAGAACATCTGCATCAGTTCGGGGTCCAACACTGCCAGCGCCGCCCACAACGCCACGTAAGGATGGTCCAGGTAGGTCTTGTCGCCCACTTGCCCAATGGATTCCGCTTCCCTCCAGGGCATACTGAACAGCGGGTACACGTCCTCATTTATGGTGACGCCGTGGTCTAGCAGCCACTCTACGGCGGCATTGGGATTGGGGCTGTTCAGCACCGTGTTCATGTGCATCATCAGGATTGGGAACGGTCGTGGGATGTCCGGGATGTGAGCCACCCGCCGTGAGATTCCCTTGGTCGCCGTTTCCGCAACCACGTCCCATACCGTTGTGTAGCCAGCGGACTTTCCCCACAAGTCGGCAATCCCGATTTTGGGTAGACCTGCAAACGATTCGGTGCCGTCCACCCGCAGACCATTGGCCTTCAAGAGAGTCGTGGGCACATCAACAATCTGGTGGTTCCGTGGGTGGGCAATTCGCGCCTCAAACGGAGCGGCGATGGCCGTAAAGGCCAGCAGCGTCCCGTCCGGGGACGGCTCGCCCACCAGATATAACCCGCCACCTTTCACCTTACCACACTTGCGGTCCATCATAATGAACATGGTTCGTCTCCTTCTTTCACCACCCTTTTCGGCGTTAACTCTGAGCACCACACGGTTCCGTGTGGGGGACTTTGCAATCCGTCGCAATCTCCTGTACGCCAGAACTCGGTTAGACAATCGCCCGAGAGGAACAGGGACATCTTGTATGGAGCATCATCTGCAATTATTGCGTCCGACTCCAAGATGGCATATTGAACGCCGCTACGATAAAAGTTCTGTTCTGCCCACCGCTTAGCCGATGCAAGGGTCAAGAAGGCAAAGATGTATCCCTTATGCGGCTTGGTCGTCGTGTCGGTGTCGTATTTCGGTACAGTTGTCATGTTGATGTCGTAGAGCAGGGACCAGTTCGGGTCTGTGACAGATGCGCTTCTGTACATATAGTAGCGCACCGAAACGACCTTATAGACTGTCTGTAAGGATGGCGTCTGTAACTTGCCCATATTCCTTCTCCAATGCCTGCGCTACTGCATCCGGCACCGATTGCCGGTCGCCGCCAATTCCCTCGAGCTGTCTGATGATGAGGTGCGCCCTCTCGCCGCTTGTCAGATTATCAGGCATTTGGAAGATAAGGGAAATCAACCGTCCGATGGCCTCTGAAAAAGAAAACACATCACTGCCCGCCTTGCCCACGTTACAGAATACTTCGCGAATTTCCCCTGCGTCGTTGTGGTTTATGGTGATGAACGCAGTGCCGGTTGCCGTCCTGTAGCTATACGTAGTACCTTTCAGAATCAATCGGGAATTATCCATAGTCTCCTCTCCAATCCCTCATACAAGATGGTCCCATCCTTCTGGATTTCTACCCATTTTTCCCCTGGAGCAAAGTCCATTGGGCCTCCAAGGACACCCACTACTGGAATCTTGGTGGGGCCAATCAGGGGCACGTTCAGCTTCATGCTCCGTTCCTTGCGCCTGACCCCCGCATCGCTCTTGTCCCAGCGGATGGCCCCCACCTTCACCAGATTGTTCACCTTCTCCCACAGAGAGCCAACGGCCCAATAGCCAAGCTCTACGTTCAGGTCACGGACGGTTGGACTCAAGCCTGTCTTGCGGGTGTATGACTCGATGGCCTTGAGCACGTCCCATTCAGTTAGAGCCATTCCTTGGTCCACCCCAGACAATCTTCACGCTTGCGCGGTTTGGTCATCCATGATGTGTCCGGCTCGGGAATGGCAAGAGCCTGTTTGACGGTGAGCAGTTCTTTCACCCGCCAGTAGTTCTGCCGTCCAGCCCGACTTATCCAGGGCAAGAAGCCCTTTTCACAGATGGCCTTGTACACGTTGGCTGTAGCACGAACGTCTTGGGCCACGTATTCGAGAACCAAGTCCTGGTCGCGCCGGTTGTTGGCCCACATCGTAGGGGCCAGAGAACCGTGCATCCCCTCTGTCTTGCCTGCAATCCCAAGACCCTGGGCCGCTGCTTCCAGCCCAATCATAAACCCCTTATCGCACAGCATGTGAAAGGCGATGTCCACGTGATTCATGGCCAGGTCCACACACACTAGTGCAGTGTGTGGGTCTCGGGCTTCCTCTGCAAGAACATCGAAATCGAAGCCCAGCCCGTTCCATGTGACGATGCTGTAGCCTGCTTGGTGCATTGTGTGCAGATAGTCTACCAATTGTGAGATTCGTTCCGGTGACATACTGGGGGCAAACATATCGCCGTTCTCATCCAATACACCGTGCCACAGGGAAGGCTCCCCGTCATCGGCAACCGTAGCGGCGCAAGAAACGCCGAGTGGGCGAATCGTCCGCCAATTGTAGACACCTTCCGGTATCTCCTTTGTGATCTCCAAGTCAAATGCTACGAAGTGATTCATTTCATCCTCCTGCCCTATTATAGAGTTTCGACATATCTTGTTAAAGGCTTGAACTCATTATACTTGAGTCCGTAGTGTTTGACAAGTGTTGGGTATCTATGTATAATGTAGCTATGAAGATTGTACTTGCTGGAGAGAGGCCCGTATCGTGGAATCATTTCTATGCAGGTCGTCACTGGACCGAGAGGCATGAGGAAGTGGCGCGGGTTCGCGCCATAGTGCTATCAGCGATAGGCCCCAAGGTTGTGATGTTTACGGAGCCTGTGACGATTGCAATCACAGCCTACTTTTCCAAGAGGGCTTTGGACCCAGACAACATTTGCGCCAAGCTGTACATTGATGCTCTTTGTGGCAGGGTGTTGGAAGATGATACCTACCGGCACGTGCGCTCCGTAACGCTGGTGAGCCGGGTAGACAGGAAGAACGCGAGGGTGGAGATTGAAATACAACCAGCCGTCTGATATTCCACGTGAAGTGGTAGAGGACATAAAGACCAAAGATACCTACATCCGTATCGCCAGGATGAGGGCCAACAAGCTCGGTATCGAGTTGGACGAACTGCCCGATTCCGAGTGGCGGGAAATCTGGTGGAAGCGTGCGCAGCGTCGCTCGCGGTACTACCAGAGTACCAAGTTAGAGCAGGTGGCCGAGCAGCACGAGAAAGTCGTTGAGGAGTTGCTGCCGCCGACAGAACTCCACTCCACAGAGTTGCAGGAGTATCTACAATACTACACCGACCCTGCACCCAATGACATTATCACCCTTCAGCAGTTGATTTCTTTCCAGGGCCAGTTGTCGAAGGTGGACGCTCTTATTTCAGAGACGCTGGACCCGCCCGATGGTGAGGATGTGAACACGACCAGGTACAAGAACCTGGTGGGTATCCAAAAGAACCTGAGCACCGAGATTCGTCTCCTTCAAGACAACCTGGGCATTTCCCGCCGCATCCGCGACCAGCAGCGCACCGAGTCCGAATTGGCAGACCATTATACTGCCAACATCAAGCAGGCGCGGGAACTCTTGGACGAAATTGGAACCAAGTTGATCTGCCCCCACTGCCGGGCCGAGAATGGCTCTCTGATTTTGCAGGGCTTTGTCATCGACCATTTCCCAGAGACAGGGCTATACATCAAGAAGCGGTGCCCGACATGCTCTCGGGTGTATGAGATTGAAGTGCCACCCCGCAAGTGGGAGCGGCGGCTTGTCAAATGAGCCTACAAGAACGCTTACCCGTTGAAGACCTTGCTCTTGGCCTGGTAACGCTGGACCCGCTCCTGTTCCTCTTGCAGTTTTGGAGTGGGGACTTGACGATGCCCGATAACACCCAGCACCTATCCATCGAGCAGCGGTTGATGCTGTGCGACCAATCGGAGCGGCTGTTGCTTTGTACAGGCCGAAAGGTAGCCAAGACCCTATCCCTTGAGCGGGACTTTGTGCAGATTGCCCTTACCCACCAGAAAAAGGGTTCGCTGGATGAGGGGATGTTCTTTACCCCAGCCCAGGCCCACATGAACCCCGTCCGTGACAGAATCTTTTCGACCATCCTCCAGGAACCGTTATTTAGCGAGATGGTGGCCAAGGCCCCGAATGGCAATATGATGATGTCAAAGGGAGACGGTTATGTCCAGTTCAAGACGGGCTGGAAGTGGCATCTCCGTATTGAGGGAATTTGCCTGGCAGCGGATACTCGGATTATGGACGCCGATACCGGTGCTCTCTACAGTATCGAAGACATATACAACGGGTGTCTCCCCAATTCGGTACACACCACCTTAATCGACAAGGCTGCAATCACCAAGACTTCTGACTTTGCAGTCCGGTACAACGGCAAGCGTGACGTGTACGTGATGACCTTGCGGGACGGATTCACAATCAGGGCAACGGCCAATCATCCCTTCTTGACAGACAATGGCTGGAAAAGACTGGATGAAATTGGCATCGGTGAGTTTATTGCCGTTCCTGGGAAACTGGACGTAGACAATGACAGGTCGGCGTTGGATGCGCATGAGGCGCGTCTACTAGGTTACTTTATCGGTGACGGTGGAGTCACGTGCGGTACGCCCCGGTTCACCAACATGGACAAGGGGGTAGCAGCAGACTTTATTGAGTGCTGTGCCCAAAGCGGTCTATTGGCCTGTGAGGCAAAGCGTGGTCACTTTGCGGTATCCAACGGGAACGCAGGGGGAAGATGGGCACCGAATGAGGTGACTGAACTGCTGCGTAGACACGGTGTGTGGGACAAATATTCCCACGAAAAGAGCATACCGGACGCTATCTTTTGTTCTGACAACGATACGATAGCCGAGTTCATCAGTGCCTTATGGGCATGTGATGGATCGGCATTTGTGTCGCCTAACGGAAGTTCCTACATCGAATACTACAGCACTAGCGAGCGACTTGTCCGTGATCTAGCCTTGCTAATGTTGCGCTTTGGTATTCGGGGCAGGATTATCAAACGTACTATGGTCGGGAATGAAAGCGTCCTGGACAATGGGCACACCATCAAAGTACGGCACAACATGTGGGTGTTTCGCATGGGGGCAGTTAGTGACATCGAAAAGTTCTATAATCTGGCAAAATGTCATGGGCGCAAGCAGCATCAGCTTGATACCGTTATGGAGAATGTTATCGGGCGACCAACAGCTTTCAAGTCTGGTGGGGTTCCGTCCAATGTAATACGCAGAATCATAAGCCAAGAGTGGAATGGTAGCCTTGCGTCCCTATGCCGTGAGGTTGGGTGTGTTGTGGGGGGCAAGACGCACAAGACGCACTCCATCGGTAAGGTTGCGCGGTTGAACTCCGTACTTGACAGTCCAGAACTTGCTGGCTACATCGTTGGAGACATAGCGTGGAGTGATGTTATGTCAATAGAGTATGGTGGGATTGACGACACCTACGATTTGCATATCGACAACACCCATAACTTTATAGCGGATGGGATACTTGTTCACAACTCCGGCACCGATGTGAACATGGTGGGCCTCCGTTGCCAGCACATCATCGGTGACGAAATGGCGTTTAGTGTGGACATCTGCCACAAGTCCCGCATCAACACCGCACTGCCTGGGTGCAGATGGAAGTATTGCGGTGTGCCCAATGGCGTGCGCGGCACTCCGTTCTGGCGCATTGACCAGACCGCAGAAGGGCAGATGTGGTCACGGCACAAAATCCCGCAGTTCGCCAACCCGCTCTACGCTCCAGAGTCCGAAAGGCGCAAGCTGATTATCGACCACGGCGGCGAGCACTCCCATACCTACATCACCCAAGTCTTGGGCGAGTGGGGCGATGAGGTTATGTCGTCGTTCCCGCCCAACACAATCTCAACCTACAACGACCGTGAGTACCATCTGTATGAGTGGGGTGCAGGTTTCGGGGAAAAGTCCAACTTCCGAGACGATGCGCTGGACACCCTTTTCAGGAACCTGAACTACCCGACCAGCCGATGCGTCATTGGTTGGGACTATGGCGTGTCGCCAGACCCCGCAGCGTTTGCCCTGTTTTTTGAGGAAGAACCTGGGGAGTGGTATCTCCGTGCTATGTTCATCCTACGCGGTGTGCAATTCCCCCACCAGGTCAAGTTTGTGAACCAGATTGCAGCCCGGTTCAACATAGGGATGGTCTGCACCGATGAGGCTATTGCCATCCAATCCCTGGATAGCCTGACAAGCTGGCAAACCTTTGATGAGGCTTCCAGAAGTGGGAATATTATGTGGGCCAATGTCAACGGTAGGATTGAGCTTTTGGACGCAACAGGGGAAGTCGTCTTGGATGAGATTGGGAACCCCATTAAAGAGTACCGCAAGAAGTGGGCGACCGACGAACTGCGAAACAGTATGGTCCATGCCCGTGAGGAGCTAAAGTACCCGTATCACATCTACCTGCCCGATGAGACAATGGACCCGACATTGATTGATGAGTTGCGGGGGACCGTCGAAAAAAGGACAATGGGTGGATATACACAGTACCTTACGGCGAAACAAACGGAGGGTTCCAAGTCACCAGACGACCACCGCACGGACGCCTTGCGGTATGCAGTTCTGTCTATCTACTCCTTGCTTGGCGTCCGTGCGTCAAAACAGCGTGTCCCGTTCTCCGAGTACAAAAAGGTTATGGGCTGGGCAGGAGGTCGGAAAGGATGGCAGGCCCCGTGGAGTCCTTGATGTACTCATAGACAAAGACGGCGTTTTCATTTGCCACAGCTTCGTCTACGGCCTTTTGGCAATCGGGGTTATTGTGGTGGTAAATGGGACGAACGGAGAATCCGGTGGCCACCCGGTGCTTGCACATGGGGCATTCTGCCACATCTGCGTTCCAAACCTTGTACGGCTCCGGCGGGTCCAAGAACATCTCGACCACCACAATTCCCACTCTGACAATCCGCATTTCCATCTGGCAGTCCAGGCAAATCGGTTTCATTGGGTTTCCTTTCTCATTGCTTTCTGTTTGTCGAATCGGTTCATCATGTCCCAGGACATGACGCCTCTTTCAAGTTGCAATGACCGTAACGTGTCGTTTGAGATTTCCCCGCTATGCACCCGCATATGGCAAGTGTGGCACAGGGCCATGATAGCCTCTGGCACATCGTTCATGCGCCCGAATAGGTGATGCCCGTCAGAGGCCCGAATCGCAACCCCTAGGACGTGAAGGTGGTATTGGCACATCCACTCGTCCCGTTTAAGGGCAACCCATGTGGCTCTTGTGCGCTGGACCATTAGTTGTCGAACCAGAAAACAATCCTCACATCGTCGGGGTGGCCGAGTTCTTTCAGGGCGGGAAGGGTGCGCTCAAGGAACGCGGGGCCGACAGACTGTGCGTAGGTTTCCTCCCAGGAGGCACGGGTGTGATAAGACTTGCCGTCATTAGGAACGTCAAAGATTTCGTCGCCATTCACAACAACTACGTTGCTCCCAAATACGTCACCCGCGTGGCTCCCAGGGACGCCAGTCTTTTTGAATTGTACGTACTCCTCCTCGGAAAAGACGCCGTAGTGAGTTGTTGCCTGTCCCTCCCAATCATAGCCCAAAAGCTCGGACAAGAGCAGATAGCTGTGGTTGTGTCCGTCTAGCCCCCACTCCCCTGAAAGCCCCTTAACTTCTTTGGAGACATCTTCTGGCAAGCCACGCGGCTTGTCGATGGGGTTGAAACCGGTTCCCGTAGGCACACCCGCAAACCCATAGCCGTTCCTGACATTTGCCAAGATAGCAAACAGGTCGTAGTTGCGTCCACAGTAGGGTTCGTCCGTCTTGGGGGTATTCCACTCTATCTCGAGATCGGGCTTGTACCAGGGGTTGTCGAAAACTTCCCCGGCCTTCTCCCACTTGCCGTCTTTTCTCACTTCTGCATACATGTGAATATCACAACCCATCTAGCGATCCTCCTTATCCTGATTACTTTATTATAGGGATTCTACAATCTGTGTAAAGAGCTTGACTTTGCGTTTGTTCTGCGCTATACTGGGGTGTGTACATTGGGTTTACAGGTCAGTACAGTAGGAGTGTGTATGGAGAAAACAGTTGTCTTGAATGGTGAGGAAGTCCCCCGTTTCATTTCAGGCCAACAGGCAGGCTACAACCCCGAGTCGCAAAAGTGGCATGATGTTCACGGCAGGTTTGCCAAGCGTGAGGAAGCGTTGCGCACCCCGAATGAGTGGGGACGGTATATCAAAACTCCGTCCATGTCGCCTGTTTCGGATATGGCTGAAAAGCTAGAGGCTATGATTGGCGGTATGGACGTAGCATCCCTGCGTGCCGCCGAGAACATGACAGACCCCATGCCTTCTGCCATGCTGTCGATGATGCGCTTGGCAGAGTTTTACTGTATGGAGGGAGACGTTTTTCAGACCATTGAAGTTCCCTTGGACATTGCCCTAAAGCCTTTGGAGTTCCAATCGTCGGACAGTGGGTATCAGCGTGAGTTGGAGGAACTGTACTCGGAAGAACATCTGGACATGTACCAGAACATGTACTACATCTGGCTGTGCAGTGGGCAGTACGGCCAAGCGTTCCCCCTGACTGTCTTTGATGAGGACAACCCACAGGACAGCCGAATCGTTCTGATTCCTCCCAAGAATGTCCGAGTAGGACGGTCTTTTTCGATGGGCGGCAACATTGGGATTATGTCACCTAGCTCGGAGGGGTGGACCCAACAGCTTCTTGAGACGGCGTTCCCACCGATGGTCTACAACCGCTATGTAGCGGATTGGAACGAAGCCGTTGCCCAGGGAAACGACATCATCATTCCCCCCGCAGACTGTTTCCCTGTCCGAGAAAAGTCCCTGCCCTTCCAGCGGTATGCAATCCCACCCGTTTACCGTGCCTCTCGGGCACTGTCCACACGCCGCATCTTTGAGGAGATGAGACGGGCCACCGTTGAGGGGTTCAAGAATCAATTGTGGTTCTTCCGCTATGGCGACCCCAAGGGGGAGAACATGCCCCTCCCCGAAGAAATCCAGTTCCTTGCCGACCAGGTAGAGGGCATGTATGGCGAGCGCACGGGCGTGCTGGTGTGGGAAGGCAGGCTGTCCATTGAGGTTCTGGGGCCACAGGCTCCCGACAGGCTCATGGCGAATGAAACCTACGTGGGCCTCACGATGGAGGTCTTTCGCAAGCTGGGGGTAAGCCTGAAGCTGGTATCTGGCGAGTCTGGCCCCATCGGTGGGCAAGGCCGAGCCGGTGACCTGGACCTTGACATAAGTATCTTGTTAGAGCGGGTGAAGTTTAAGATCAACCAGCTTCTTAGGTGGGAGCGGATGACCCGTTCTAGGCTGGCCACCATCCTTGGCCCGAAAGCGGTCAAGGCCAACAGGGAGACTTCTGTCCGAACAGGCCGAATCGACATGGAGGTCGAGCGGCAGATTAGGGAGCGGTTGCTACCCGCCTACCAAGCTGGCCCACTGTCCATCCAGACCTTCTTGCAGGAAGGTGGCTGGGACTGGGCGGTTGAGTTGCAGCGCAAGACAGAAGAAGATCGGTATCGGGACTTGTTCTCACCTCCTGCATCCTTCTCGCAGATGGTGGTGGATTCTGGCGGGGAAAAGGAAAAAGAGGTCGAGCAGACGCCCTCCCCAGGCAGGCCCCGCGACCAGCAAAACCCAGTCCCCAAATCCCCCGAAGTAGAGGGGGCTTATGTGCAGGGCGTTGCGAACTTTAGTGAGTACGTCAATGAGATCTATGACGAGTTCGACAAGGTGGTGGCGGGCGGTGATGTGGACCAGTTTGTCCGTTCCTTGAAGGACATCAACCAGCAGCGGATGTATGAGTTTGCCCAAGATGGCTATCGGTCTGCGGGTGGCTCTTTCGAGTTGGACAAGGGCTGGGTGGACGGCGCTGTCCAGTTCGTCAATTCGTATGCTGATGCGTTTGGTCAAAGGCTGGAGCAAGCGGCCACCAAAGAAACCTTACGGTGGAACGTTTACCTGTACCCCCAAGAGGGCAGGCATCTAGCCTACATGTACGGCGTTCAGCAGGCCATGAAGGAGCGTGGGGCCAAGGCGTGGCGTCGCATCCTGCACCCGGAGCTTTCCAAGACAGGGCCTTGCGCCCAGTGCATCGCGGATAGCACAGTGGTCCATCCTATCACGGAAGGGTTTTTTGAGTTTCATCCTGACGGCCAGTGTACGGCAATGTCAGTCGCTTACTACACATCTATGGACGAAATTCCTATCGAAATTCCTGTGCCCTCCAAGGTTTTCGATTCATCGCACATTCTAAGCATCCTGAAGGAATTGGGGCGAACACTGGCTCGACCAGTGCAGCAGATTGTGAGGCGTATTCGTGAGTAAGGTTGACAATGCGAGAATTCTGTATGTGTATGCCGACAATGCTCTTGAGAAATTCTACTGCTCCAATTGGCTGTGCTCTTTCCCAGCCTATGCGCTAGACCGTGCGGGGTATGCGGTGGGCATGGCACCCATTGATGAGTTTGTAAAGAAACCGCGCCCCGCAGACCTATACATCGTAGAGCGACTGTTGTGGAACGGCAGCGACTCGGTCATATATGACAAAATGCCCAAAGGGCCGACCAGGGGGAGGGTGGAACGGCTCGCCAATCTGAAGGTATTGGACCGGATTGTCGAGTTGCAGGCCAAAGGAAGCAAGGTCGCCGCTGTGTTTGACGACCACTACGCCGCATACCCAAGGGATACCGACATAGCAGAACCAGCGGCGTTATGGTTGGATGGGAGACTGGATGATACCTACATAGGTTACAATCCCTTGGAACATTTCAAGAACGGTCTAGGGATTGTAAACGCAGTCTTTTCCCCATCAAAGTATCTCCTGGACTTTTATGTCGAGGACAAGAGTAAGGCATACCACGTCCACAACCGGCCTAATCTGGACATCTGGCAGCGGTTCGCGGGTGCGTGGGTGTCGGAGGATGATAAGGTACGGGTGGGCTGGTCGGGCACAGCGCAGCACGTTACTGGGTGGCAGGAAAGCGGGATTGTAGACGTGTTACGGGCGCTAAAGGATAAGATTGTGCTGGTCGGGGTGATGTCGGGCGACAAGATGTTGGACATGGTTGAGAAGTCTGGCGTAGAGCACCGCATACAGCGCCCAGTGCCGTTCGAGCAATTCCCCGACGTTGTGCGTTCTTACGACATTGGTATCTGTCCTCTTGGTGGTGAGTACGACAAGGGACGGTCGTGGATCAAGTGGTTGGAGTGCTCGCTTGCCGGGAAGCCTGTGGTGGCACAGGACCATGCGGGAGTGTACGACGAATGTCATGGCGGCTACCTGGTAAAGACCAAAGAGGATTGGATAGACGCGCTTTCCTACCTTATCGAGTGTGAGGAGGAGTACCGGCTCATGTCGGAAGCAGGGAGAGCGTGGGCATGGGCGCAGGGTTGGGATGAGAACCTGTCGGAACTCACGTCCATCTTTGAGGAAATCCTAGAATGATTGATGTCGTGATACCGGTTTACAATAGCACAAAGCTGGTGCAGCAGTGCGTGGACGCAATCTGTGCCCAAAAGAGGGTCAACAGCATCATTATCGTCAATGACGCATCAACGGACACGGACCTACTGGACTATCTAAGCGGTGTGAAGGCCACCGTACTGCACAACAACCGCAACCTTGGGTTTGTCCATTCCGTCAACAGGGGGATGGAGATGGCCCAGACGGAATATGCCGTGATTGTCAACAGCGACGTTGTACCGCTAACAAATGATGCTTTGTTCAAGCTGGTGACGACGATGGATTCCGTTAAGGCCCATGTCGGTGGCGCGAAGCTGCTATTCATGTCGGGGTCCAAGTTCGGCAAGCCCTGGACCATCCAGCACGCGGGGGTAGGATTTGACCCAGACGGCAAGCCATACCATCCGTTCATGCACCTGCACCGTGATACCAAGGCAGCGAACGTGCCGAAACTTGTTCATGCCGTAACGGGGGCCGTTATGGGCATAAGGATGTCCAAGTGGCGCGAGCTTGGGGGATTCGACAGGCGGTATGCCCCTGGCGTGTTTGAGGATGTGGACTATTGTTTGCGAGCCAAGAGGGTAGTGTACGAACCGCTTTCAGAGTGGCTGCACCTGATGCACGGCTCGCAGACGGAAGGAGTGAATCTATTCGACTACCACGATGAAAACTTAAAGTTGTTGCTTAGCCGTTGGCGAATGGAATCCGATGAATCATTGTACTATGGAGTGGCATAAGTGGCGGTATTGCTAGTGTGCGCGGTTGTAGCCGTCGCAGTGATTGCGATGGACCACAAGCTAACGGCGTGGAATGAATTGCCGTTCAATGGATTCGGCAGTATCGAGCCGGTTGTCAAGAAAACGGCGACGCTACCCGTACGGTACAGGGTGCTGCTGCCTTGGGTTTACTGGCTGATATTCTGGATGCTGGGTGGGGAAGATGACCCACCAGAGCGCAGGCCCATCTACCTGTTCCTGAAGTGGGGACTGGCCTTTCTCTCTTTATCGGTGGCCACTTACTTTTTCTCGCCGGTGGTGGCCCTGGCTTTGGTAATTGGGTGGCTCTTGACGCTCCAGTACGACTATTGGAGTTGCTACGCCGAGCCGCTGGCCTTCCTGCTGGTACTAACGGGGAACGTGCCACTTGCGGTTATAGGAGTTATCATCGGCACATTGACCAAGCAAACTGCTATCTTTTTGCCCTTTGTGTTTCTGTCGGTGGGAGGGGGCTGGTGGTCGGTGCTCTTAGCGGGTGTGTACTCTGTGACCGATTTTATCACAAAGCGTTATCAGGGCAAGGGGGAGCGGAGTAACACGGTGCGTAAGCCGATGAACGTAGCCTTCCACTATATCTGGGACAAAGAGCCGGAGTGGAGGTACTGGTTGCTGTTTGGGTGGGGGCTTGTCGCCATGACGTTTGTGTCCGTAGCGCACTTTCAGTACATGCCCTCCCCCTTTATGGAGACGGCGTGGGTTCCGATGGCTGTATGCTGCGCGGCGTTCTTTAGGGCTTTGATACATGAACCGAGGGTGATGGTCCTGAACGTGCTGTGGATTGGGAGCCTGATGGCATGACCCGCATTGGCCTTATCAGTGAGATGTATGGGGGGACTACTCCACCTACAGGGTATGGGGGAATCTCCGCTACCATCTACGACCTGGTATGCGAGTTCGTGCGGCGCGGGCATGACGTGACATTGTTTGCCACACCTGGTTCCTGGGCCAATGGGGCGCGGGTCATCATCTGCAAACCAGAGGACCACCCGCTATCTGTCAACGCCCCACTGCCTGCATATGCCGTAGAGGCCCTGAAACATCTGGACGAGATAGATGTCTGGGTAGATGGCTCTCACCACAAGTGGTTTGCAAGAGAGTGCAAGCAGCGGTACAAGGATGTCAACGTGCTATGCCCATCGTGGAATCCCAATAAGGACGACCTACCGCAAAACAGCGTCTTGCAATCCCCAGCCCTAATAGACGCGATAGGGAACATGCCAAAGAATACACCGTGGTTCTACGCGGGGATTCCGTTGGATGAGTACGAACCCTGTTATGAGGTGGGGGAACGCGGGGTGTCGATTAACGTTATGGCAGTGTACAAGGGTGTGGACATTCTGGTCCGGTCAGCAGCCAAGCACAAGTTCCCGCTAGACCTGTACGGCCATGCCCCCAATGAGAAGTGGCTTCAACAAGCCATTTTGCCTTATGTTGACAAGTGCGACAACATCGTGTATCATGGGCCATGTGGGCCAGAACGGAAGCAGCATCTTGCCAAAGCGTCTGCCTTTTTCCTGATTGCCACCTGGTGGGAGCCTGGGTCGAGGGCAACACTGGAAGCATTTGCTTGTGGATGCCCCCCGGTGATGACCAGGGCCGGTTCGCTCAAGCACTACATCGAGGACACGGACAGCGGAGCTTATGTAAAGGCCAATGAGGATTCTGTGTACGAGGGGTATCTGCACGTCCTTGAGGGTGGCCCCGATATGAGGCATAGGGCGCGTCAGGTAGCGGAGGACAAGTTCAGCCTGGTCAAGTACGCCGACAATTGGGAAAGAATGTTTGCAAGGGTGATGAAGGGAGAGCGGTGGGAATGATGATACCAGTCAGCAAACCAGGGACATTTACACCATCACAGATGCAGAGTGCCTTTCGCCCAATCATGGACAGGGCGTGGTTCACCAATGATGGCCCATGCGTCCGTGAGTTTGAGGAGAAGGTTGAGGACTTTTTAGGCCTGCCGCATTTCGTTGCGGTAGCGAACGGGACACTGGCGCTAGAAGCCGCTATCAGTGCTATGTTCCCAATGGGTTCAAGGGTCGCCATACCATCTTTCACATTCGTTGCGGTGGCATCGGCCTTGGTGCGGTGCGGGTGCAGGCCTGTGTTTGTGGACATAGACCCCGAAACGTGGACGATGGACTACGATGAGTTTGCGAGCAAGACCAATCTTGGTGGGTTTGTAGTGCCTACGGTGTTTGGGGTGTTGCCCGACTACCGATTCGGTGAGACGCAAATTCCCGGCATCCTGGACAACGCCGAAGGGTTTGGTAAAGTGACCCACCTGTTCTGCACGGCGGACGTGTATTCGTTCCATGCCACAAAAGTTGTATCGTCTGGGGAAGGTGGTGGGGTGGCGTGTGAGGAACCACTTGCCGGGCATATTAGACGGTGGCGAAACTTTGGGTTTGACGGTAGCGACCCTGCACCAGATATGGTTGGGACAAACGCCAAGATGAGTGAGTTCCACGCGGCATTGGGCTTGCTGTCTCTAGGCCGGTACAAGTACCAAGTCCGGGAGCGAGCATTTCTTATGGACGTGTACCGCGACGAACTGGGGGAACGAGTCCAGTTTCAGAGAGGGTGGGACCCATACAACTGCACAATTCTGGTTGACAATAAGGAGAAGGTAGCGTCGTGGCTCAGGCAGTTTGGGGTGGACACAAGACCCTACTTCTACCCAATTCACAAAATGCCAGCATACCAGGAGTTTGTGGATGGGCCGTTGCCCGTTACGGAATCGGTGGCCTCTCGGTCGTTGACGTTGCCCTTGTGGGCAGGGTTGCCAGCGGAAACCGTGAGGAAGATTTGCAGACAGGTTAGGATGGTAGTGTAATGGATGATATGGTGATTGCGGGGTGTGTCGGAGCGATAGGAAGTCACTTGATGCGAGCGTTTGCGTCCGAGTACAGGTTGCTGGGAATATTCCACAACCTTACGCCCAAGCCGCTATTGGGTGACCCGCACCGCTACATGATTGCTGATGTGGCCCACTTTGAGGATGTAGAACCGTTGGTTGACATCGTGGAATTGGGTCCGAGAATCGTGCTGGTAAATGCTGTGGGCAAGACCATCAACGGGACGGGCCACAAGCAGAACCCGCGTGATGTCCAGGACGTGCTGAACACGAACCTTCTGGGCGCGTTCAATCTTTGCCGTGCGTTCTTGCCTCTCATGCGGGACAGGGCATGGGGCAGAATCATCAACCTGTCATCTGTGGTGGGGTTGCGGGGTGTGCCTGGAGCATCGGCGTATGCGGCTTCCAAGGCAGGGCTTGTGGCCATGACCAGAACCTTAGCAGTGGAGAACGCACGGAAGGGAATCACGGTCAATGCCCTGAACCTGGGCTACATGGAGGATGGGTTAATCAATGCTGTTCCGGAAGACGCCAGGGGCAGGATTATAGAGGATAGAATCCCAATGAGACGTTTGGGGAATCTGGACAACATCACAGCAGCAGTGAGGTTTCTCATCGATGCAGATTATGTAACGGGGACGGCGATTGACATCGACGGGGGGTTTCTGTGCTCATAGGGAAAGACGTAACCATTTACCCTTGGACCAGGATTGTCCGACCGGAGGCTATCACGATTGGCGATAGCGTCATCATCGACGACTTTGTTTTCCTTGACGGTGGACAGGAGATGAGGATTGGTAGCTTTGTCCACATCGCCGCCCATGCTGCTGTTATGGGTGGAGGCACGTTCATCATGGAGAACTTTGCTGGCCTTTCCGGTGGGGTGAAGGTGTACACCGGGTCAGAGGATTATGGAGGGGCCTATCTTACCAACCCAAGCGTTCCCGAACCGTGGCGGCACCCGGTGCGGTCACACGTTATCATGCGCAAGCACTCACTGATAGGGAGCGGGTCTGTGGTACTGGCGGGTGTGGAAATTGGGGAAGGGGCATCGGTGGGTGCTCTATCGTTGGTTAACAGGGACTTGGAGCCGTGGACGGTGTACGGGGGAGTGCCTGTCCGACCGCTGAAAAAGAGGAACCGAGACAGAATGCTGGCATTGGAAGCAGAGTTACGTCTTGCATTGTACAAAGACGGACGATACATACCGAAAGAGGAAAGGGAGACACTGTGAAGGCTTGCGTAACGACATCTCATCTCTATGGAATGGGCGGTGGGGCCAAGGCTGTCTTTTGGATTGTCAAGGGGCTGCACAAGCACGGTTCTGTAACCGTATTCACCAAGACAGCAATCCCGGACAGCGTGATTGCCGAAATGCCAAAAGGCGTCATGTACGCCAACTGGTATCCGGGGTGCTCTGCGGGCTACGATGTCCACGTGTGCATCGATCACTTCAACTACGAACCGCCGATGGCCAAGCGCAACCTGGCGCTGGTCTTTCATCCGCATAGGCGCAATGTCCCACCTGAACAGTATGAGTTGTGGGCTATTAGCCGCTACACACAAGCCCAAATCAAGGAGCAGTGGGGGCGCGAGTCCCTTGTCTTTTATCCATCTGTGGACGGGGATTTGTATTCAGGGCAAAAGGCAAAGCGTATCCTGCACATCTCGCGTTTCTCTGCCCCAAACCAGTACGCCGACAAGGGGCATCGCCACATGATTCGGGCTTTCAAAGCCCTAAAGTCGGACTGGGAGTTTGTCTTGGCAGGCTCCACAGACCCCGCACAGGGCGGCTACCTATCGTCCCTCATGGCGGAGGCGGCTGGAGCTAACATCCGGTTCGCCCCCAACCTTTCAAGAAAAGATTTGTGCGATCTGCTTGCATCGTCCTCTATCTACTGGCACATGACGGGGATTGGAGCGCCGGATATCCCTAGTGCGCAGGAGCATCTTGGGATTACGACCATAGAGGGCATGGCCAGCGGGTGTGTGCCCATTGTCTTGGGGACAGGGGGCCAGCCGGAAATTGTGCAGGACAGGATAAGTGGCGTACTGGTGCGTGACGTGGATGGATTGGTAAAGACCACAGACGTTCTTATGTCAAACTTGGGTACATGGGCGCTGTTACAACAGCAGGCACTATTGGCTGGGCAGGCATGGCTTGAGGGGGACTGGTACTACGACCAGTTTGCTGGACTGCTGCTGGACGGGGTGGACATGACCGCGCCGGTTGCGGAAAGCCCCATCCTGAACTATGGCATGGACAATGTGGATGTGATTATCCCCATCTATAACAGCGTCACCATTGGGCAATGCCTGGACAGGATACCTGCTGGGCCGAATGTGATTGTCGTGGACAATGGGTCCGACGCGCCAGTAACGCACAACAGAATCGACCAGTACATCCGTCTTGAGGAGAACCGTGGTTTCGCGGGTGGCAACATGGCTGGGTTTGAGATATCCACCCGCCCTGTGGTGCTGGCGTTGAACGACGATTGCATCCCGCCAGACAATTCAATGTGGCTTACGGCCATGCTCTTGACGCTCTCGAAAGAAAGGTGCGCCGTGGTTGGGGCCAAGCTGTTGTATCCTGATGGGCGGTTGCAACACGCTGGGGTGTACTTTGACTTTCACCGTAAGGACATAGGGTTCCACCGGCTTTATGGAGTCAAAGACCATCCCAACGCCAATATTGCTGTTAAGGTTCCCGCTGTGACGGGGGCCTGCCTGTTGTGTAAGCGAGAGTTCTTTGACATGCACCCCGAACTGTACCCATACGGGAACTATGAGGATGCACACTTGTGTTTGGATGTGTGGCGTAGGGGGTATGAGGTTTGGTATCAGCCCGCAGCTTCCCTCACACATATTGAGGCGGTGACGAAAAGGGCGTTGGATATTGATTTTACCTCACTCAACCGCAAGGTGTTTGTGGAACATTGGCGCACCATCTTCTTGGACTCCGAGGAGATGAATCATGCAAGAGAGGTAAATACGTAATGGAAAACTGGTTTCCAATCCTTGTCCAAATCATAGTCGTAATTATAACAAGTAGCGGTGGGTGGGCCTTGCTTAGTGACCAACGCAGAAAGCTCCGGATAGAGACACAAGATGTCGCTGTCAATGCTATGCACAAAGTAAATGATGAGCTTAGGGATGAGCTAGAGAGAGCAAGATGCCGTATCCATGCACTGGAGGCTGCACAAGAAGAAGGAGAATCCAGGATTGGAAACTTGGAGGCTACGTTGGCGATTGTGCAGAAACGGCTGATGGTGCTGTCCGTTGGTGTGAGGCTTTTGACCGAGCAGATTCGGTCGCTTGGCCATGAGCCTGTGTGGAAAGATGTGGAAGAAACGATTGGAGAGTAAAGGTCAACTACTACCGGCTAAAGCTGGTAGCTTGGCCCTAGAGGACGACGACGGGCCCGACTGAAGGTCGGGGGACTGAACCTCTGAGCCGTGCGGCTGATTGACAGCAGCCCTACCCGCAATGTTACGGGCAGCGACGGTATCAGCGTGGGCGGAGAAACCACAACTGGTACAGGAGAAATTAGATTGAGTACGACGATTGGCCTTATCGACACAACCGCACATGGGACAGATGCGGCTGGTGTTGCGCGGATCGACCGCGACTACGGGAACCCCAGCCAGCTTCGCCTTGTACTCGATCTTTTGACGCAAATCATAAAAACTCCAGGAGTGATGTCGTCTCCGCTGGGCCTTACGAACCGTTGTCCGTTCGCGTATGCCACTCAGTTCTTCGAGGGCAATCCCGCGCCCGGTGCCTTTGGCTTTTTCGACAATTCTCTTAGAGATTACATGGTTCACATCTTTGGCGAATCGCGATTCTTTCCTGCGTCGTTTCTTGAGCAGGCGCTTCGCCGACTTGGTTCCCTTACTTTGCAACCTTGCCTTAATCTTTTGGTTGCGCTCCCGCAGGTTATTGACGTGGGACCCAGAGTAAATAGTCCCATCCGAGTCAGCGGCAATATTGACAATTCCCATATCAACTCCAAGAAACTCAGCAACATCAGAAGTCTCTGGGGTTTCAACTTCACAGGAGCAAAACAGATAGAATGCGCCATCAATAAAGCAAAGGCCACTCTGGCCCCTCTTTCCATGCAGCAATCCAAGGGCGCGGGCATTGCAAGCAAATGGGATTCTTTCGCGACTGGCTATAGTCAAAATACTGACCTGCTGCGAATCAAGGCTCCAAGAGAGACATCGCTGGTCGTAGGCGATGGCACCATCTTCTCTGAACAGCCGCTTAACCTTTTGATCCAACCTATAGGCGTGAGCAACCTTGGCGATGCAACGAACCGCCAACTGTGCGCCCAAATCAAATGTAGTCCGCACGTCATAATAGACCTCGTGGTGAAGGCTATACTGACTGAAGACCTTGGTTTCCCAGGCCACGTCACTGACCCAGTTGCAAGCGGCGTTGACACGAAGTATAGTGTCGTAAAGCGATTTATGCTGATCTTGGGTTGGGTTCAGTTTTACCTTGGCTGTAAGTGTCATCATAATGAACACAACATACCATACTTAAACCGACTTGTCAAATCCAAGACCCTAAAGGGCTATGGCAAGGCGTCTCCTCCCTCAGCTAAAGCTGAGGGTGTCCGTCGCTGCCGCGTTGGCAAAAGGAGTAGTGGACTATGATTGTAGGGATGACGGTTCTGAAAAACGCGACGAAGATGGGGTACCCGTGGGTTGAGGCAATCCTAACGGTTCTCCCAGTGTGTGACCACTTCCACATTGGGGAAGGGTACTCCGAGGACGACACGTGGGATGTCCTGATGAGGCTGAAGGAGAAGTACGGCGACCAGATCAGCCTGAGCCGCTACGAGTGGCCTGTTATGGGGACGGGCTTTGCTATCGGGGCGGCGACGAACGATGCGCTGAACAAAATCAGGCGCTTGGGCGGCAAAGTCTTGTACGTGCAAGGGGATGAGCTGTGGCACCCGGACAGCCTTGTGGAAATGAAACGTCTGGCAGGGGAAGACTATGATGCGTACAGCGTCCCGTACTTGCACCTTGAGCACAATTGCCAGGAGGTGCAGGAGGGGGCTGGGTATCAACGGGCGATACGCATGGTGGCCAATAAGGATACCATTATCGCCCACCGTGACGCTTGGACGTTTGAGGGGTACGAGCGATGCTTGAGTATTCATTCTCTACCCCATCCTCTGGTCCACTGCAACTACTGCTTTTGGGACAATGTGCCCATCAAAAAGAGGGTGCAGGCCGACGAGTTATACCAAGATCTTGGGCACTACCAACGGGCCGCTGAACTGGCAGAGCAACTGTACACCGACGAGCCGCCCCAAATGTTCAGGGAGACGGGTTCGCCGTTCATCGAGCACCTGTCCCCGCTGTTTGTGCCTATGCTTGGACAGCGGAAGTATTATGTCCGGGAGGAATTGCTGGCATGAGAATCGCTACCTACTGCATCACATTCCCGGAAGAACATGACATTGTTATGAACATGGTCCGGCAGGCCAGGAAACTTGGCGATGTCTGGATTGTGGACGGGGGACCAGATGGACATCTGTGCCATAACCCAAGGGCCGACATCAACCCCTGGGTTTTGCAGAGAATGGCAGAGGAGCACGGGTTCATCTACACGCGGATTCCGTGGCCTGGGAATCCTGGGGCGCAAAGGAACAATGCCTTGCGGATGATGGAACCTTATGGGTACGACTGGATTATCCAGAACGACAGCGACGAGTTGTGGCCGGACCAGAGCATCGCCGCCATTCCTGGGTATCTGGAAAGCCTTGACCCCATCCAATCCAACGTGATAGTAAAGGTGTTTCCTCTTGTGGTGGATGAGCAGCACTATAGCAAGCGGTATGCCCACCACCTGACACACGGGCGCATACACAGGGGCGGCACGGTGCAGTGGGGGGAAACCTGGCACGAGCACCAGTTTTTCAAGGGCGAGCGGGTCAAGAGTGACTTGTGGTTGTTGCATACAAACTGGTTGTTCCTTGAGCGACTGAAACGAATCAAGGGGCATGGGCTTGAGCGGTGGGGGGATGTCGATAGGACGCCCATCCCGAATTCTCTTGGGCTAACATGGCCTGCACTGGATTATCCCGATGGCGATAGGCTTTGCAGTACGTAGCTTAGACGAATCTATCAAGATGTACGTGGAGACATTGGGTCGTGGCACACAATGGATTCTCCCGACTACAGACTGGCGTGTGTTTCATGCCTGGGTGATGAGCAGGGCGCGGCGTCCGCTCAAGACAGTTGTTGTGACAGACATGTGCTATATCCCGTTCTTGGATTATGTAAAGGGACGATTCGGGTCCAAGATTGTATGCCTTGACATGCGCGATGACGGTTCGGTATCATGGACGGAGGCGGACGCCAGTTACACCATGTATGACCTTGGCTGGGGTGTGGACAAGATACGCTGGCAGAAAGAGGCTTCGTTCCGCGAGTGGCGCAGATACCCGGTGTTTTACTTGACGGAGCGCGATCATGGGTTGGAGAGAGAGCTTATAGCGCGGGGACACAGGGTTGCAAGTGGGAACAAGAACTACTCGATGGGTAACGTCGCCATTGTCCCCAAGAGACAATACACACCCAGCAGCATCTATGAGGCGATAGCGTCGGGCATGGCTGTAGTCACGACAAGGGAGAACAAACGGTGGCTTGATGGGTTCCCGGGCTTTTCTACCTATCTGGAAGATGGGGTGGATGCAGTTGTTGGTGATGTAACGGGCACGGACTTTAAGCTATTAGGGATGATGGCGCAGGAGACGGTGCCAAGTGTGCGGGACTTTCGGGAAAAGCTGTTGGGAATATTAGCTTGACTTTGGTGTGGAATGTGATAAGATAGTATAGAGGGGACGGCATCGGACATAATAGTTGCCGGGGGAGCAGTTTAGAACCGGAGCGAGCATGGCACAACCAAGTCACGAAGCCAGAATCACGGCATTAGAACAAGCCATCGGCGGGGGGCAACCCACCGCAGCGGGGGTAACGCTTGAAAAGCACTTTGAATCCAGAATTGAAGCTCTGGAAAAGGCTACGGGCGTAGCTGCTGTTGCTATGGAGCGTCGGCTGGATGGGATGAATGAGTTCCGTGACACACTTAGGGACCAGGCGGCGAGATTTGCCACACGGGATGAAGTGAACTTGCGGATTAATACACTGAACGATGAAGTGGAAACCCTGAAAATCTTTCGGGCGGTAATTGACGCCAAGGCCAACATCAACGCAGTGTATGTCAGTTATGTGCTGGCTTTGGTGGGCATCGTCCTGAGCATTTTGTCGTTGTTGAAGTAAGGTGAATGAATGGGCGTGCGGATAGTTCGACCAGAGCGGAAAATCTACCACATCCCCGGCCTGGGGATACAGACCATCGAGGCGCTGGCGAGCGGGGCGGCCTGGTGGAAGGTCGCGGGCAAAACGTGCGCCGCGGCGTACCAGCCGAAAGGCGCGGCCAGCTATGCGGCGAGCAAAATCAATCTGGCGAATCCGGGGACATATGATGCGACGGAGGGAACTGCGCCGTCGTGGGATGCGGGGAATGGCTGGAAGTTCGATCACACTAATTCAGAGTATCTGAACACAGGCGTTGTACCGAACAACGACTGGACGATGATTGCGCAATTCAGCGATCATATTGCCGGAATCGGCGATTATCGGCTTTGCGGACAGAACTCATCAACCAACCAGCCGCATTTTATGGGGCCGAATTATTGGGGTACAAAGCGATTTGTTAACGGCCTTCACCTCGATGCTGGAGCCGGTGCTCTTTCGGGCAATATTGCGCTGGCGGGAATGAATGGCTATTTCAACGGCGCATCTGTGGGCACAATCACCGGCGCGGGATTTACTGGTGTTGGTAGAACGATATGGATCGGTTCGGGAAATCCGACGGCAAGTTTTACCACAGTATACATCCAGGCATGGGCGGTCTATTCGGGCACGTTATCGGCGGCTGAAATTGCGGTGTTGGCAGCGGCGATGGCGGCGTTGTAGGAGGCAGGTATGAGACACCGTTTGCGAATATGGAGCATAGACATAGACATCTGGTGGTACGAACACGGGGACCGTTGGCCACGACTGTGGCGGCTGTGGGATCGCAAGGTCGCACCGCTATTGGTGGCGATAGCAGGTTAGGAGGCACGTGATGGCTTCGCAAGGCGAATTTCTGGTAGTAAAAACGGTCAACGACTGCACGACGCTACTGTCGCAGTTGGAAGCGGCCAAGACGACGGCGCAGCGCATCAGCCAGCGGATGGTGAGTCTCGGCATTCCGGCGCTGGCTGGGTACGCATGGCCGGAGGGGTACACGCAGTCGGATTTCGTCGCGCTGTACACGGCGTTGTCAGCCCTGCCTGGCTCGATGGTAGCGGATACAACGCGGGATGCGATTTTCAAACTGGTGAGCAGCATCCAGTAGGGAGTATGGGGCATGCCGAAACAGGGTGTGGCGTTTACGTTCTACACAGAACTGGTAGACGCGGCAGATACGACGCTGTTCAAATTGAACCCCACAATCGCGGCGGGAGACGTTCAAATCTCTCTCGCGGGTGGGACGTTTGCGAACCTGACGAATCTGCCGACCGTCACGCCTGCCGGTAGTACGCAGGTCAAGGTTGAATTGACCGCTGCCGAAATGGCGGGCGCGGACCGGACGGTACAGTTCCATGACGCGGTCGGTGGAGAATGGCTAGATCAGGCCATTCACATCACGGCTGACGAGCAGGCAATTGACGATCTGGCGACATCGGCGTCTATCGCGGCGCTGAACGACCTATCTGCGGCGGAGGTCAACGCGGAGGTGGTGGACGCGCTATCTACTGTAGATAAGACCGGGTACAAGCTGGCGAGCGACGGGCTTGACAGTGTGAGTATTACGGCACCGTCTGGGGTTGCCTCCAACTTTAGAGAAATGGTGGTACAGCTTTGGAGGCGTTTCTTCAAGAAGGCTACCATGACAAGTTCTGCGCTGTCCACATACGCCGATGATGGTGTGTCTGTTCTCACCACCCAAGAACTCTCGGATGACGGAACAGTCCAGACCCAGGGAGAATCACTATGAGATTGTTCTCCGTTCCCGACGGTTCTGTAGATAGAAGCGACAGGTCGTCGTGGCTGACGTGCCCGTTCGACCTGGCGTTTGTCGTCAAGGCCGGTGAGGGTGCGGAGATTGTTACGTTTGTGCTGAACATCTGCCGCACCAAGTATTTTGAATCCCAGATATACAGGGCCTTGTCGATAGCAGCCGAAGTGTGCAGGACCAAAATGTTCACGGTTGAGAGGTAAATGGCTACTCAAGAGGTACACCTTAACGATATTGGTACGGCCCTGCGTGTGACCATTGAAGAAGATGGGACCGCTCTTGACATTTCTACGGCTACCACAAAGCAGATTCTACTTGTCAAGCCTTCCATGACAAAGCTCACCAAGTCGGCAGTGTTCGTCACGGACGGGTCGGACGGGGTGATTGAGTACGTCACTATTGCGGGCGACCTGGACGAACTGGGCGCGTACAGCATCCAGGGCTATATCGTGATGCCCGGGTGGGCCGGGCACAGTGAAGTGAAACAGTTCAAGGTTTATAGGAACCTATGATTATGTTGACATGTCCGTAGAGTTGTTGTATAATGACAATTGGAGGTAGACATGCCTGATTGGACGGTGTTTGGGTTACCGGCGTTGGTTGTTATGGTGGCGCTCATCAATGCGCTGAAGGAGATGTATGGGTTGCCCACCAAGTGGGCGCTACCGGTTGCGGTCCTCTCATCTGCGGTGCTGGGAACTGGCCTATACTTCTCGGGCACATATGAGGCCGTGAAGGTGGCTATGGACATTGTGCTTGGGTCCATCCTGATTGGACTAGCGGTCACCGGCTATTATAGCGGCACCAAGTCCTATGTCGTGAGGCGGGAAGTAGAGCCCGCTATCAAGGAGATGGAAGCGCACATTGAGAGCCTGGAAGACGACAAGGCAAACCTGTTGGAAGACAGGCCATTCTGAAAGAGGAACTGGTGTAAGTATGCCTTATCCTGGTGTGCCGGACGACAAAGTTGCCGACATGGAATCTTGCGTCGAGAAAGTAATGGCGGAGGGCAAAGACAAGGACTCTGCCATAGCAATTTGCATGGATAGCATTATGGGCTTCACTATAGAAATTGTCCAAGACCCCACCGAAATCAATGCTGTACTTGGTGGTTCCTATCTTCCCGGGGAACTACTCCGCTGGGAGAACATGGAACTAGCGCGTGCGGAAGTCAACGCCAACCGCGACGAATTGGATGACACCAACATTACCTCCATTGCAGAAACCCTCCCCCTCATGCCCATTGACGATGAGCACAAGCAAGACAAGGTAGTCGGCATCTTTACAGCGGCCCGAAACGAAGGAGGGCGCTTGCTGACGGACGGCATTATCTACGCACGGCGCTATCCCGACATTGCCGAGTTGGTGATGAGCGGGAAAAAGAAGCCCAGTATCGAAGCGTATGCCGATGTCGCGGTGTGCTCTATCTGCGGCGGCGAGTACCACCGAGCTTCAGAGTATTGCAGCCACTTGAAAGACAAGCACGGCTCGGGGGCAGTGCGCCGGTTCAAGGGGGATATGCGTGGGGTCGGTGGGGGGATTGTATGGAACCCCGCCGGTTCTACCGCATCATTCGACTTGGGTTCTGTCTACATGGTGGCCTCCCATGAAGTGGAGGGGGAGCGCGGCCAAGGACAGGGAGTGGGCGACGAACGGCAAGGGGATGGTGGGACAGACACTTGTGTTTGTCCAGAGTGTGGGGCAGAGACGGAGCATCAGAGAGGTACGCCTTGTACTGAACAGCGGTGCCCGAAGTGTGGAGCGGCGATGGCTGGTGAACCCGCCGCCAAAACAGAAGGAGGGCTACAAATGCCAACGATTGAGGAAATCCAGTCGCAACTAGACGAGGCTTTGACCAAGTTGCAAAAGTGGGAAGCCGATGGGAGTGAGTTGCAGACAGCCAATGCGAACCTCCAGACCAGTCTGGACGAGGCTACGGCGAAAGTCGCTGCTCTCGAATCGGACCTTGAGGCTCTGCGCAGTGAGAACAAATCTCTGGTCGAGGCCAACCGTCGGCACGTGCTGGCGAGTGTTATGACCAGTGAGGAGTTCGATAAGCAGCGGGACGTTGTGATGTCGATGTCCGATGAAGCCGTGACGCTGCTGGCCGCCAAGGGGGCGAAGGCTCAAAAGACCGAGCCTGCGAAACAGCCCGTTACCAACCTGGACCCGCCCAGCGGCGACCAGGAAATCACGTTGTAGGAGGTTCACATGGCCCAAGAAGTGTTTATCGGTGATGTGGACGGTCGAGCGTGGCGCGATGGCAAGGAGCTATATGCGTCCGAAACGATTGCACCTGGCCTTTTGTGCATCGTTACAGGCGGGTCGAGTGTGGCCCTTGCGGACGCTACCGATCAGCCGGATGGCGTTGCCTACGGCGCTCGCCACCAGGAGTACCGTCCGACATCAAAATCTTTCGCTAAAGACGAAGCGATGGTCTTGCTCAAGGGCGACTTTGTGTGCTGGTATTCCGCCGACTTTTTCGTCGGGGAAACCGTGCCCACTGTTGGCGACACCATCTACTCTGCCGCAGACGGCACGATGGACACGTCCGGCACGTACAAGGTCGGCAAGTGTACCCGTGCTCTCTCGCGTGTCGAGGAAGTGGCTGGGGTAGGTGCATCCCAGAGCTTGGTCGAAATCCTGTTTGAGATTGGAAAACCATAAAGGAGGTAATCATGGCACAGCTTAAAGACGCTATCAGCTTCGACAAGAAAGCCGGTCAGTTCGTGATCGCCTCCCAGTACAGCCCGGAGAAGGTTGACGCGATGCTCCGGGAGATTGCGTATGAGGCGCAATCGGGCGTAGACATCCAGGACACCCATGCTATGCTGGCGCAGAACATCGTCGAGCCGATTCGGCAGACGGTTCCGTATGTCGAAATGTACTCGATGTTCTTCACCAAGCAAACCATTGGGGAGCTTGAGGACAATGCCATTCCTATCGAGGACATCCCGACGGTGGTCTGGGAAACCCACCGAGATGGGCAGGTCATGTTCGTCCGTGCCAACTATCGTTGGACCCGACCGTCCTTCACCACGTTTGACTATGGCATTGAAGTTTCGTGGGACGACCTGCGCCGTGCTGGGTGGAACTATCTGGAGCGCCAGATGCGTTATGCAGCCGAAGGTCTGGCCCGCAAGCGTGACGTGAAGGCTCTAGCTGTTCTTGTGGCGGCTATCCCCGATGGCCACGCCGACACTGTGTCCGGTGGGTCTTTGACCCGCGCATCGGTAAAGAGCTTGCTGAAAGAGGCGGCTACCATCGGATTCCCGATGACCCAATGCCTTGTGAACGCTGGCACTGTTACCGATATGGCCGAGTGGACGTTCCCGACTGGGCAACAGGCTCCCGATGGGGCGCAAGACCAGTTGGTCCAGAACTTGTACCTGGGCAGCTACGGCGGGTGCAGCTTTATCGCCAACCCCCATGCTTCAACCACTGTGCTGTACTTCAGTGGACCTGCGGTGAACACTGGCTACAACCAGCAACGGGGTTCGTTCAAGACTGCATCGGACGTAGACATCCGCAAGAAACTGGACCTGCACGCCGTTTACGACATGGATCACGCCTGGTACGTGGGGAATGGGTACAACCTGCGGTCGCTCACGATCACGAGCTAGTATAACGAAGGGAGATTCGAGATGACAAACGTAACAGAAAAAAAGGGCAGGTGGCTCGTCGTCCGGAACTTGACAGTGAATAACCGTCACTTTCCGCACCCCGATAGGGACGCAAAGGACGACGAGCACCTGAGCCTTGGTTCCTTTGAAGAGGCAATCATCGACCCTGTATGGCTGGACTCACCGTCGTTTGTACGGCACATTCGCACGGAAGATAATCCAGATGGGTACATTCAGGTCGAGTGGACAGACACGTTGCCCTCCAACAAGTTCAATATCGAGACGATTGTTGAGGCGTTTACGCGGCTAGAAATGCCGCGTCCGATGGCCCTTCATGCGTACTATATCTGCGCGATGGACCCCATTCCCGACGAGTACGCATCGTTCATCGACTTGGAACCGTCGGCAGATAGCGTGCGGCGTTTTGGCCCAACATCCATCACGGCCCATTGGGATTTGTTGAACGACCACCTGCCTTGGTTGCGGGAAGTGCGTTCGTTGGAACAGAAGTGGCGCAAGCGTGACGCTTTGTTGGCATGGCTTGACGCCCGTATCGCAGAGCTTGAAAGTAGGCGATGAGCTACGATCTGAAGGTTCGCGGGATTAAGGATTTCCGGCGTAATGTAGACCGGCTAAAAACCCAAGTGCGTGACCCTCTTGAGGGCAGCGTTGGGTCCAACGCCGTCTTTCGGGCCAGGTACTATCCAATCTCAAGCGACCCGACGCCGGTGGTGTACACGTCCGGCTCTTTGTCGGCGGACCTGTACACATTGGACCGTGACAGTGGGACGGTGGTGTTCGACAATGCACCTGCTGTCCAACCTACCATGACATACAAATGGTCAAATATGACCGATGATGAAGTGGTAGACGTTTTGGTCAACGCCTTTGACGAGATGGAGAGCCGGTGGCCCAGACGGTTCAAGTTGGTAGATTCGGATGGGAGTGCCGTGCTGTACCCAGAGGATGCCACAGAGGTCAATGTTGTCGATAGTAGCGGCAACGACCCAACGTGCGGCAGCGACACGTTCTCTACATCATCGGTGGAACGGGCATTCCTGATGGCTTGTGCGCGGTATCGGTATCTTGCTGAAAAGATGGACCAGGCCGCAGAGCGGGACTTTATGTATAGAGAGGACCGTGGCATTACCGTTGACAAGCGAGAGGTGCCCAAGAACCTGGACCTTGCCCTAAAGAAAGCGGACGGGGATGTCCAGCGTGCGTTGCGTAGCGCCCAAGTGGGATACTTTGCCACCGGTGCAGGACTGGGCGTTGCCTTGAAGCAGCCTGGGACCAAGGACTACTTCACCGACTACGAGTGGCAGACGGATTCTCGGGACCAAGACTACAGGAACACGTATGCTGGGACCGGCAGATAGGCATGAGGTTGAACGCACGCTAGCGGGCGTGCGCAACAACTATCGGTCATTCCACATCGCCTACCCGGTTACAGAAACCGAGTGTGGGACGTGTGGCTTTGACGAGTTCACGCAATCCGCCCTGGACCCATCGTGCCCGGAGTGCGATGGAATCGGCAAGACCTTTACCTGGGCTACCTTAGAGGTACTGGGGCGGTTGCAGCATTATGATTTCGTCAAGCTCTCTGCTGCTGGGATTCCCCCGGGAATTGAAGTGGGGGACTTGGTTACGTACACAAGCGGGGACGTGAAAGACTCTATCTTGGAAGCAAGGGCGTCGCGGTATGGTTATGCCTACATAGATGGAGATACCTACCGCCCATTCTCTATCCAGCCGACAGGGGTCGGGCATGCAGATGAATGGCGGACAGAATGGAAAAGGACCAAGGTAGATGCCAGAGCTACAGGATATTGACAAGACCGTAGATTGTGCAATCGCCAAGATTCTAAACTGTCTTGACAATCGTGGCGACGTGAAGACGATGGTATTGAAGGAGTTAAATGGCATCCGGCGGTACGTCAAGAAACTTGATAGCGGAGATAAGGAAAAAGAAGCGCCTTCTGCTGAACTGCGGTGAGCAAATATCAGACAACGCAGCAAATTTCTTGGTGTCGGAGCTTAGGGCAAACACGCCCGGTCCCGACAAGAATCCGCTGAATACCGGGACCCTTTTAAAAGCGATTACCCAAAAGACAAGGCCCAAGAAAGTCAGAAGTGGGGTGTGGGTAGTCGGTGTTGGCAACCTGAAGAAGCTGGGCAGTTCTGGGACCAATGCACCCCGCAATACCATCCGAGATTTCCTGAATGACCACCGAGGCCCTTATGAGGCCGAGCTTGCCAAGAAGCAACAGGAGTGGGACAAGAGGCGGCTTGAGGAAATAAAGGCTGAGGAAGCAGCCAAGAGAGCAGCGCGGGAAGCAAGGCATAAGGCCAAGTTAGAAAGGCGGCGAGCCGAAAAGCGTCGCAAGGCCGAGCGCAAGATCGAAAAAATCGCCAACGAGATTGCCGACATAAACCAGTCATTGAATTATGTCAATGACAGAATCGACAATGTAGAGAAGCAGTACAAGATTCTTTGGGATACAGAGGTCAGGCTAAACCCTCCCAAGCAAAGGAAGGGGGAGGCAGAGAAGACATGGCAAGAGCGGGTGGATGCGTACAACCAGAGAAAGGTAAAGCGGCAGCAGAGGATGGACATTACCCGGAAACGGTTGGATTCCTATCAGGCGCGACGCCGCGAGCTTCTTGAGCGGAAGCGGAAATTGGAGCGACGTGAGGACAGACTCGCGACAGCATTGGGGTACTAGACATTCTTGGCAAAATGGTGTATGATAAATGGCACAGGGTGGTGGACCGGAAAAAGCCTGGTGGAATCTTCCCCCGGGCCTGAAACGAATACTGCAAAGAGAGCGACTTGCTGGAAAGTATGGGGGCGAAAGCGGCGTGGGTGCTGGCAAGGCTCCCTATTTTTGGGCGCAAGAGCGTGGGAAAGATTCGGCTTCCATCACCGGCCAGTGGTTTGCTTTGGAGTCATGGCTCGCACTTAGAGACAAAGGACAGAAGATACTGGATTACAATTTACGCGCAATCCTGTCAGGTAAATAGTGGCCGCCCCACTTCTGGCAGATTAGCGGAAGGGCAGAACCCGGATGCAGCACAACCGAAACATTCGTGTCTCGATAAAAGAGCACGTCAAGACGGCGTTTGAAACCCCCGGCATTGGGGGCTTGAGCGCATTTAACGTCTATGGCGAGAACAATCTTCCCCAAGTCAACCCTTCTTTTACCCCGGAGCGGCCCTACCTTTTCCTAGTCGATAGCAACATCCAGCCCACAGTTTTGGACCTGCCCCTCATTGTGTTGGAGATAAGCCCGATTGTCAGCAGCGTGACAGAGTTGGGCAGAACGTCAAGGCAGGCTGAACTTAATGCGCACGTCTATGGCCGGAACCGTGGAGAGCGGGACGATCTCGCCTCTTACCTTCAGGACTATTTGGTTACATCCGGGTCCGGAAACAAAGTCACGGTGCGCGATTATGGCACCAGCGGTACACCCGTGCTCGATATTGGAGAGGTCCAGGTTCCCGTTGGGGTCTGGGCCATTTCAAGAGTTCCCGAGTTTGTGAGAGATGAGGCCAGCGTCTCGAACGAAAATATCGTCAATTGTGTCGTTCAGTTCAAACTAAAGTAGGAGGCTGAAAATGCCAACAGAACCAACGGATTATGGAAAACTTGGTCACCAATACTATGTGTGGCTTGACAATCAGGGCAGCGGGGAAGCGGAAATCTACTGCGACCGTGTCCAGAGCTTCGAGCCTACCACAACCATCGGCCTGGAAAAGTCTTACGAATTGGGTCGTAAGGGACCGACAGGCTCAAGTGAGGACGTGCCCGATGTGCGCGTCACCTGGGAGGAGAACTGGGTCAAGTGGGAACAGGGATTGTACCAGGCCGGAAAGGTCGTAGCGTCCGATACGTCCTTCAATCTGGGCGACCTGCTGGACAATGATGACGTGATTATCTACATGGCCGCATCCGACAAGGATGGAACATTCACCCACGAGTACGTTTTCGACAAGAGCGCAATCAGCGAAATGGCGATGACGTGGCGGGTGGGTGGCCCCATCACTTGCCGATGGACCCGCGAGGCTGTGAATGGTCGCATCTACCGGCAGGGCTCTCTTACCCACACCAGCCGTGGAGTACTCGACGATGCCAGCGATGGGTCCATCAACGCCAAAGATGCGCGTCTGTTCATCTTCACGTCTGGCTGCACCCCCGCCGCATCGGACCGTGTGTACCGGCTGCAAGGGTTCGACGTGAGTGCCCGTTTCCAGAACTTCTCCGTCAAGGAAATCGGTCGCCGTGACAAAGTGGGCAGCCTGGCCGATGTGCCGGACGTTACCATGTCGCTGGACATCCAGCCTGGTGACGACCAGCCCTTGGACCGGTTCTTCAACGACACCGGAACCTACATCAACCTGATGGTCCCTGCCGCCAAGGATGCCCTGATTCGCATCTACGACCCGGGCGAGGCAGAAGCCAGTTCGGTGCTTGGGGCTATCCACTTGGAGAACCTGAAGCCCAGCGGCACGACCCCGGTCCGGGCGCAGGTCCGTGGCCTTGCTACGGCTCGCGTGTCCCTTGAAGTGACGAAAGAGGAAACGACCGATACCTCTGGGATGATCTGCTACGTCGGTGATATGCTCTAACAACGGAGGACAGGATGACTGTTGATTTTCAACTGGACGATTTATTCAATGTGGAGGCGGTGATGACCTTGCCGGACGGCAAGGAAGTCGTAGTGCGGGTCCTGACGGAGCCAGAGGTGCAGGAACGGGAAGACTCGGCCCTGCGGGCCTATGAGCGGGAAGACAAGAAACTTAGCGACAAAGAGGGGGACGAGTACAAGCGTGTGCTCGCCCCTCTCGATGACGCTACTGTGGACGTGCTCATATCCCTTATCACAGCGGTAGATGCAACGCGCTACAGTGTCCGAGTGGCACGGGATTATCCCTTGCGGTTCTTCCCGTATCCTGATGATGCCACCACAGAAGAAAAGATTGCTATCATGCGGCAGGAAGATGAGCATGAGGCGATGGTCCGCGAAAAGAGGCGCAAAGCGGTTGAGGAACATATGCTCAAGTTCCGCGAGAACCTAAGCCTCAAGACGGAGGGCGAGTTGCGCACGATGGCCACCAACGCCATTATCAGCGCATCAGCGGACACGGCAAGGCAGAACGAGTTTCAGGTGCAGACCGTCTATCTGGCCTCAAGACGGGGAGACTCCAAGGGTGCTCCGTTCTGGACTCTGGATGAAGTACGGAATCATGGCAAGGGCGGGTTAAGCGAGCGCATCTACAACGAAGTCTTGAGCCTGTATGCACAGCTTGATTCTACGGACCCCTGGACGCTTCAAAAAAAACGCTAAGGGGTGTGTTTTGGAGCATCTTTGAGGGGGGACACCCGGTGCGGGAAGGGTGGGATGCTCGAAACACGCCCTGGCACTGGGCGCTGCTGCATACGTACCACCAGGTGTGCAAGAACATTCTTGAGGACTGGTCCTTACGGGATGCAGAGAACCACCCGCCGCCCAAGGATATATGGTTCGACAAGGATGAATTGGAGGCGTGGCGCAAGGATAGGGAACGGGAAAGGGAACATAAGTGAGCGAATCGTTTGAAAGCCTATTCACCATACAGGTCGAGACAGTTGGGGTTGAATCCCTAGATTCCCTGATACTGAAGCTGGGCGAAGTAGACGCAAAGGTTAGGGAAACATCCGGGATTGTAGCCGGTCTCAGGGAATCTCTTTCCGGTTTCACCATTCCCTCCATAGCCGATGAGGTCCACGCATCAATCATCACCCCGCTTGAATCAGCCATAACCACAGCAGGGATGCTGGCGACTGCACTACAGGGGCTATACGGGAAGGGTGGCGATGCCCCTCCCCCAATCCCAGTCCCATTGGGTGGCAATTTTGGTGACATGGATGTGTATAAGCATCTCATGGACCAGCTAGCCGCCGCTGAAGAAGCAAAGAAGAAACTTTTCGAGGAACCGTTTACCCCCATGTACATCCGTGGCGAGCAGGGTGGATGGGACCCACGGATTAGAAGCGGTAGCGAGAAGGGCGGCTGGAGAAGTCAAACGGGCCGCTTCTCCACACAAGAAGATGTCTTTGCCGAACTGGCTGGCAGCGGGAAAGAGTTTGAGCAGTTAGCCGAACTGTCCAAAGATGCTCTAATGAACATCCCCGAGGCAGCTCGGACTGCGGTCAACCTCACCCTCAAGGAATTTGAACGGCTCAAGATGGAAGTGGTCGGGCACTCCATTATCCCCGACATGGTGAACGACATTAACCGCTGGTTGTTGATGATTAAGCTGCCGTCGAATCTACAGCAAGAGTTTCAGCGGTTGCAGCACGCCGTGTACGTCCCGACAATCAGCGCGTCCGGGTCTATGGGCAGTTCGGTGGGCGATACCGCCGGTCCGGTGAGTACCGAGTATGCCCAGTTCGGCAATTTGCAAAGCTCAGTGCTCCGCTTTGCCGAATCGTTTGAAGTGCTGGACACCGCAACCGGCAGAGCAGGCGTCACCGCAAGGGCCACAAGGGCCGAGTACGACAAGTTCGGCTACACGCTAAGCAAGTTCACCACTGATGTCACGAACTGGGAAGATGGGACGCAGGCTGTCTCGCAGAATATGGAAGACTACACCAAGGTGTTGGGTAGTGACTACCTGACCAGCTTCTTTGAGGGCGACAAGCTGACGGGCAGCACCTTGCGCTACACCAAGATGTTCGACGATCTCGACAAGGTTACGGGCAAAACCTTCCGCACCTTCCGCACGGGCATAAAAGAGATCGACGAATTCGACAAGGTACTCAAGGACTCCTACACCGATGTCAAGACATACTCGAATGGCATACAGGAGGTCGAGAAACACGTAGACGACTTTACCGATAAGGCAGATAGCGACAAGCTGGGAAGCAGCCGGTTTATGCGCCACCTGGCCTGGATTGCCCAAGGCATCCTCATCTGGCAGGGGCTTAATGCTATTAACCAATTGAAGGATGCTTATGTCAAGAACTTCAGCGACATGGAGCAAGCCGCCGCCCGGGCCGCCTTTATCATCGACGATTCGACACAGCAGATATTTGAGAGCCAGCTACGTGCAGCGGCGCAGGCCACCCAGTATGGCATTGAACCCACTTCCACCGCACAGGCTGGTATTGTGGCGGCGCAATACGGCGTTGATGAGATGGCTATTGTCGAAGACGCCGCCCGATTGGCTATGGTCGCCCAGATGGACATGGCAGAGGCTACGGATTACCTGCTTTCCATCGAGCGCATTTGGAACATTGAGCTTTCGGAAACCAGCAGGGTTCTGGACACGCTTGTAACCATGTACGCTACGGCCCCAGGCGACATGAAGGGTTTCATGGACATGATGCGGGAGGGGCCTGCTCTTGCCATGCAGTTTGGGATGTCCTTTGAAGAATATATGCTGATGATTGCAAGGGCCATGAGCTACCTCCCGGGCCAGACTCCCTCCACAGTGTCAGGGCTTTTGGGACGCACTGTCTCCAGGCTGACGCAAGGAGAAACCCCGGAGGTTTTGGCACGAGATTATGGGATTGGCGTTATTTCCCCAGAGACGCTAACCCCGCGCCCGGGCCTTGAGGTCTTGGACGAAATTGCCGCAAAGTACCGCGCCTTGGGCACAGAGCAGGAGAAGGTTGCCCTTGCCGTTGCGATTGCCGGGAGCAAGCAGGGGCAGGCGTGGCAGGACATGAAGGTCTTGCTTGATAACTGGGGAGAAGGCATCCGTGGTGCGGAAACCAAGATGCGGAGCTTTGGCGATATGTCCGACAACGTTCTTAACACCCACAGGACACGTATAGACGCCGCCAAGGCCGCATGGGTCGAGTGGATACAGGTGATGGCAGAGGGCGAGGGGATTATCGGCACCTATAGCAAGGCGATAGGCAAAATAGCCGAAGGGCTTGAAGATTCCACCAGGCAAGCGTTGCTGTTTAGGCAAGCAGAGTCACTCGGCATTGACAAACAGGCTCTTGCAGATTTATATGAGGGTAGTACCGGCGCTAAAGCCTTCAGCCATTACGAGACTAAAGAGGCGGAGGAACTTGCCGCAAGCAAAAAGTGGTACGAGCCTGCTGAGGGTTATAGAAAGTATGCGGCACCCACAGAAGAATTTATGGACTGGGCCGAAAAATACCTCAATGCCCCCATCAAGGCCGAAGGGTGGCACGACACGGGATGGGAGCAAGGTGGCTTTAAAGATGAAGCAAGGAAGGCGGGCGAGACGTTCAAGGACGATACCGGCGAGGCAGGCAAAGACTTTGTTAATGACGTGTCGGACGCTACTGATATATTGACATCCAAACTGTTTGGAGGCTGGACTCCATCACCCAGCATCGTAGACCTTACGGGTTCCAAAGAGAACCCCTACACAATGGCCGAAGTGAACAAGGCTATAGCCCAGTCACGCGCCGATACCGACCGGATGATTGCCGCGTTTGCCCAGGGGTTGCGCGAGCGGGGGCTTGGGGAAGATGCGATTGCCGTCGCACTCAAGAACTTTACGGACAAGATGGCCCTCAACCTCCAATTCTACAGGCTACCTGGTGGCGAGATTCGGCTGATGGAGGGCCGCGACCTTTTATTCTACCTAAGCAAGATTGAGGAAAACACCCGTCCTCTTGAGGGCATTTGGAATGTGCCCGAAGGCATGAGGATGTGGGTGCCCATTGAAAGCACATTTTACGGCAACTGGCGCGACAAGCAGGGAAAGGAAGAAACCGGGCAAACCGTCACGCTGGACTCCACAACGTTTGACAGGTCGGCGGAGGCGTATGCCAGTGCAACCCAAACGTATCGGGATGCCGTCAATGCCTTTAAGGAATCGGTGCGCCTGAACGCAGAGCGGCTGGGCCTGACAGAATCCACGTACATCCCGGAGATAGGTTGGCCCTACTCGGCAGAGCAAGAGCTAGAGCCACCTTGGGTCCAACCCTTGATGGATGCACTGAAACGATTCCGCCTTGAGGGAATGTATAAAGAGGGGCCGGTTACTGCCCCGCAAGGAACGGCAACGGGCGAGGCTGTCACCTATTCCTTGCCGCAGTGGATTATCGACAACTTTATGCTTCAGTTCCAACGGAACTTGGACAATCTGTTCTACGCACCGATTTTTGGTAGGGAACGACCAGAAGGCACGACTGAAAAGGCAGCTCCGCAAATGCCGGGTGGTCCAGAAACTAACTGGCTTGGTGGCGTTATTGGTCGTATTAGCGGCATCGTCGAAAAGTTCTCCCAGCTATTCCAAAGAGACAGTGGCAAACCCACGTATGAGGGAACGATTCACGACACAGAATCCGTCATCCCCCAACCGTTGAGCGTGTCACTCCCACAGAACCAGCTTTCGCAGGGGGTGCAGATGGGGACGCTGGCGACGGGTATGCCCACATCTATGAGCACGCTAACGGGCATTATGACAACCATGCGGGTTACGTCCTCTGCCCAGTTGCTCTTGCTGATGACGATTGCGCGAAACACGGGCATACCGCAGGCCCCGCCGGTCGTGAACGTGACGGTTGAGGCTACTGGCCGCACGGCAACTACAACCGTAAATGAGGTCTTGACCAGGGAATGGGCGCTGGGTCACGGGGTCTATGAGACCCCCATCTAATCGTGAGGTAGCATCGTGACAATACCTACACCTAAATGGAGTATCGGTGCGATAACTATATTCGTCGATGAGTACAGCGGTGGGCAAAAGCCCGTTGTCGGTGAGCTGCACGTGCTGGATGCAAACAACAGCACCAAGCACTTTTCCGGCTCTATGGGCAAGACCCGAAGAATCGCCGGCACGCTCTACGACATAGACAGCAACAAGCTAAGCACCCTTGAGGGGTATGCCGAAGCGAAGACAGCCCGTACCTTGACGAGCGACATCGGTAACGAAGGCAGCTACATCGTTATGGACGTGCAACACAAACGACAGCAGGCCCTCCAATACAGCTATGCTGTGTACAGAGTGACCGTGGAATTGGCGGAAGCATGAGAAAGCTGTACGCGGCTGTCACGGGCACGAGCAGCATCGTTACCGTGGATGTCGATCAGGACTATTCCCAGCCGACAGCCAATGCGGTTGTCAAGTGCGGGGCGACAAGCCTGTCCCTGGGCGACGCCGTGGAGATAGACATCGGCTACACCGACGACCATGCGGTTGTGTTCAAGGGGTACGTGCTGGAAAAAATCACGACACGGAACGCTGGGGAACTGTCCTATACCCTCCGCTGCCGCGATAACTTGTGGAGGACGATGGCGATGTTCATCGCGTCCGAAGACCCGCAGGCCCCTCTGAAATACTCGAACATCACCGCAGAGAGCCTGGTCGCCACGATGCTTGAGTTGTCGGGCGTATCCACCCACTCTCTGGACAGCCCAGGGTTCACATTCGCCCCAGAGGAACCGTTAGAGATACAGCTTACGTCTGCGTGGGACATCATCAACCGCGTGTGCTGGCTCATCGCATGGCACTGCTACGATGATATGGGGACCATCAGGTTTCTGGACCGTAAGCCCTACAATGTAGCAGGAGATGTATCGGTTCATTCGTTTACAGTCGGGGACTCTGGGGACATCCTGACTATAGAGCCTTACGCTATTTCGAGTGACAAGATACGGAATAAGGTGGTGGTCTATGGCAAGGAAGGGGTGTATGCGTCTGCGCAGGCATCCAGTCCGTTCTTACCCGCAGGCTTTTATAAGGCCGAGGTTCTATCCGCGCCGGACCTGGTAGACAACACGTCAATGGCCCAGGAGATTGCCGACTACAACCTAGACCTTATGAACAGGCTAGAAAAGAGTGCCACCGTGACAGTGTTGGGTACACCGGGCGTAAACGCCCGAAAGGTTGTGACGTTCACAGAGGCGAAAACAGGCATCAGCGCCGATTGGTTTGTGTATAGCTGCAAGCATAGGCTATCGGACTCTTATATGACTTCCATGACATTGACCCAGAGGCAGACATCGTGAGCGCATCTATCATCATCAACGGTACAGACCGCACATCCAACCTGGTTCGCTTGGAACTCAGAGAGGAATATTGCGACCCAGGAAAACACTTTGAGGCTATGTTCGATAGCATGTTTGTCGTGTCCACGTGGGAGACGGTCGCAATCTATGAGGGCGCAACCCTTCTGTTTACAGGCAGCACGTCGCAAATTGAGGGCAACCGGCCTGATGGCTCTATGGTGGTGCGAGGCGGCGACGACATTAAGAGGCTCCGTGAATACTTTGTCGTAGAAGAATATACTGCGATGGGGGAAGGGGTCAAGCACTGGATTGCCAAATTTGCGCAAGAGGCCGGTTGCACCATTTCCTTTCTTGAGGACTATGACCCGATACCACTGGAGGGTATGACGCTTGGGCGTATGCCAGCATGGGAAATCATCTCCGAGCTGCTACTGTATGCAAGATGGGACATTTGGTGCGGCACTGACGGTACTGTTCTTGTGGGCAGGCGTATGCAAAGCGGGAGCGCCACGGAAACCATAGCCGCAGGCGACAATCTGGTATCGATGGACCGCAGCTTGGACAGCGAGCCGCCGAGAAACGCCGCCATTGTCTACGCTGCCACGGGATACGCCAAGGCGCAACAGACCTTTGGGTGGGAGATAGATAGTAACGATGTACGGACGATGGTTGTGTCCAGCATGTACGTCAAGACGCCAGTTGAAGCAGCGGACCTGGCGCACCAACTGATTGCCGCCGGTGGCCCAACATACGATATTAAGCGGTGCGAACTGGACGATGTGTACCCAGGTATTGAGATTGGGGACGTAGCCAGTTTCGACAATGGCAAGGATGATAGCGGCGAGGACATGGTAACTAGCGTTACATCCACATGGGATGGAGTAAGCGGCGAGCGGAGGATGCACGTCAAACTGGGTGAACGGTGTCCCCTTGTGGGGGCCGGCGGCGGGTCGCCGGTAGACGGGAGAGACGTGATTGTCGCCACCTACAGTCATGGGGTGTGGCGGTGCAAAGACATTTGGGAGGGTACACCCCATTGGGAACCGTTGAATACAGGACTGAGGACGGCGTACCCTGACTACGGCATACCCGCTGATGGCGGGCTATCATGCGACTGGTTCATCCGCGATCCGTTTGAATGCAACACGAGAGCTTTTCTTCAAACGAAATATGCGATTTATGAGACACAAAGTTTGGAACCAGGATATGAGAATTGGGTACCAGTGTTGCCCTACAAAAATATCAATCCCTATCCCGAAACTAATCGTTCATATTATGTGTTAAAATTGCGCTCCACAATTGCTAGGAGGGGAAGATATTATATCGTCGTGGGACACGAGGGTGATGAGTTTGGGCAATGGGACAAATATATTATGGGTACCAACGATCACTTTCGCACGATTTTTGGGAGGCGAACATACAACGAGGCGGTCTATGTAGCTGATGTACCAATGCTGTCACACCTTTATCCTATGAGTAGCGCCATTTTTGGGGACCCAGATTATGAGCAACAAGAAAGTGTGGGCATGTCCTCTTGGCATCATCTTTCTAGATATTGCGAGGCGGGCAAGGGAGGACTGGCTGCATGGCACAGAAACGATCACGGATGTTTTATGACGGGTACGAAAAATATGCTACAGTCAGGCACAGTGATAAGTGGAGCCGGTCCTGCCATTTGGTCTGGAGTCATGTGGACAGAACCATATTACCATGAACACACTGGTGAGTATTTTCCCGCAGATGAAATCATAGTCACACCAATTCATTCGTTAAACCCAATGCCTAATCCTAATTGGTGGAGAATTAAAGAACCTTATTATCTGTCAAGTTTTGAATACAACCCAGCAGCAAACTGGTATAAACATCCATCTATTCATATTCCTTATGACCAACAATATAAGCCCTATTTCTCCTGGCCCTTACAAGACAGTGCCAATCCCGATTTATACAGGACACGGCAAATGCCGTCTGTGTACTATGCCATTCCCGGTGTTTGGGAGGGAGATATTGTCTTCAACACTGGCTCTTACCCTTGGCACAGCATAAAAGGCAAGATTGGCAACATGCCCTGGGGCGGCACCGATTGTCACTTTCTGCAGGGCGCACTGGGCACGTACACCCCAAACCGAAACAAGGTCTACTGCTTCAATGCGGGCAAGCCCAGTCGGTTTGCCATTTCAGATGACGAGTGCGACTCCTGGACGGAAAAGGCATCCGTTCCATTCAGGACGGCCTGTTTCTCGGGGTTCCCCTATTCGTCCAACAAAGTCTATGTGGGGCGCGACCCGACTCGTGACGCCACTGGTGCTGCCTCAGCAGATGATACAGCCCTCCTCTATTCGTCATGGGACAGGGGCGATACCTGGACTGATGTCACCGGCGACTTGTGGACTCAGACCCAGGACATGCACATTCGGAGTGGCGGCTTTGGAGTGCCCTATTATGGGGCGCACGGACTGGTCACGGTAGCGCCGAGGTACGTATGACATTAACGCGGGACTATCTCAAGCAGGTCATGGCCTACGTAGACCACAAGCTCAACAGGCCGCAAAGGCTAGAGCTTGGTGGTGGATCCGGGCCCGGTGGCGGGTCTGGGATACCCCCCGGAGGTATCATCGGCCAACTATCCCAACGGTGGATTTGCTACGATACCACAGAGGCTACCAGCGCCGGGTCTACATCTACGGGCGGCTCCTTGCCGTCACTTGTCCAAAACCTGAACAGGATACGTGGTGGGTACGCCATAGGCGACGACGCCATTGTAGAACGGCACATGCTCTGGTCCACTGGGGATGCTGGCACGTCGGGCTGTATAGATGCACAACACATCCCATTCTACGCATATGCCTCCCCCATGACTTCCGAAACGGTCAGGGATGCCATTGAGGAAGCCTACTCTGAAGTCGGAGAACTGTCTGCGGAGAATATCCCATTCACATCAACGTCTGGCAGTTTGGTTTCAGATAATGTCCGAGACGCTATTGAAGAAGTTTTAGACAACCGCGCCGATGCAATGGCACAGGCGTACACCTGGCACACATTCGCCTTTTCAGTAAGTGGAGCCGTCTCTACAGGAACAGGAACCATGAGGCTCTATGTGCCTGGTGATATGACGATAGCCGAAGTCTTGGCGGCGTGCGACCAGGCCCCTACCGGACAAGCCCTAATTGTTGACATAAACAAGAACGGGACGACGATCTTCACCAACCAGGCCAACAGGCCCACAATCGCAGACGGGGCCAATGTAGGAACGTCTGGCACGCCAAATGTCACCGCATTGGTCAAGAACGATTACTTGACAATGGATAGGGACCAAATCGGTAGCAGTGTTGCAGGCATAGACCTTACAGTCCATGTAAGGTGCAAGCAATACCTTTCAGGAGTTTAGCTATGGCATTTGTACCGCTTTATGGGACTGGGTTTGAGACTGGAAGCTCGGAACAAATCCCAGCCGTTGACAAGAACCAAGCCTATGTTATTGTAGATGCAGTACACTCCGGGGCCTATGGCCTACATCTGGATTCTAACTATCCATCCACCTATGGCTGGGCGCGGTGGCCTGTTGATTCGACACCGGCAGAGTTATACTTTAGTGCTTGGGTTTATCCAGACGGAGACTTCCCACTCTACATTGAGTTCTATGTCGATAGTGGACACTATGTAGGCATACGGCACGATGGTACATACTGGGATGCTTATGTAAATGGGTCGAAAGTTGCCGATGGTTCTATAGCACACACCAAGCTCACGTGGCATCTTGTAGAGTTGCATGTGATTATCTCGGACACCGGCACAATCGAAACACGCATCGACACCGTAGGGGACGTGTCGTATTCCGGCGACACCAAGCCAGGGGCAACCACGGCTATTACGCATGTGCGTGCTTACCAGTATGTGACTGGCGTCAATTACTATGCCGACAGCTACCTTGACGATATGGTATTTGGGACAGGGGGATGGGCGGGGGATGTTCGGTTCAATGCTGCACTTGTCCCCAGTTCGGACACAGCACAAATAGATTGGACCCCAAGCACCGGCACTGATAACTATGCACTGGTCGATGAAGTGCCACCAAGCGACGCCGACTATGTGAGTTCCTTGACCATTGGCAACATTGACATGTACGAGCTAAGCGACTGGACGCCACCAGGTACAGATTATGATATTTTGTTCATAAACGATTGGATGAGGGCAAGCACCGATACACCCGGGACAAAGGTCGAGTCTGTCATCACAAGTGGGTCAACCACAAGTAATGGGGACGCTGAATCTCTAACGACCACACCGACCTACTACCACAGGATGCTGGCGGCAGACCCAAATACAGCAAGTGCATGGGAAGCCGCTGCTATAAATGCCCTGGAAATAGGACAGGAGAGGGTATAATGGCTGATCAGAAAGTAACTGCACTAACAGAAGAAACAAGCCCAATATCGTCAGATTTGTTGTATATGGTAGACGATCCTGGTGTCACCCCGGCGTCGCGCAAGACAACGTTTGCTAATGCGGCAAAGGGACTCGCTGGCACTATTGTGCAGACGGCCACGCAAGCCACAAGACCGGCTTCAGCAACGCCGGGCTACTTGCATCTACCAAGTGATGGTTACACTATTGACAGAGATAGTGGCTCTGCCTGGGTCAGTTGGGGGCCGATATTCCCATGTACCCCTCCGGTGTTGGGCGATTTTACATGGGTGAATCAGGATGGCGTTGGAACGGCAGTAACAACCTATGGCGGCATACACATATCGTCACCGGAAAATGCAGCGACAGAGTATCGTATGCTAAAAAAGGCAGCACCGTCTACCCCATACACTATCACAGCCATGATGATAGGCGCAATAGCTGTTAGCCAGAATTACGGCGGGTTTGGTATTGGGTGGAGACAGAGCAGCGATGGGAAATTGGTTCTAGCTCTCATAAGGAGTAATACGTCACGAACACTTGATAGTGAAGTTGTGGCAATGAAGTGTGCTGACGAACACACAGATACCGCTGTGTACACTCAACACGACTTTGTAATTTCTGGCACAGTTTTTTTACGTCTTGTTGACGATGGCACCAACAGAAAAGTAGAATATGGATGGGATGGTCACAATTTCATTACCCTCCATTCTGTTGGGCGCACAGATTTTATGACAGCGGATGAAGTGTTGTTCTTTGCGTGCTCCAGGAACGCTACATTCCCGGCTGGCATGACGTTGCTTAGCTGGAAAGAAGAATAGTGGCCGATCATGGCTGACCGTCTCTTAAAAGAAGATGTTGATATTCTACTGAAAGAGGACGGTTCCGCACTCGTCTTAGAAGATGGGCTATCCACCACAAAAGGGGTACTTGTCTATGCACGTTGCCTAGAAGTTGCGTATGCCCCAATAGAACAGGTCTTTGTCGAACAGCACATCGTAGAGGTTGCGCACCAGATACACCCAACCGCATCGGTGTACCAACGCATCGTCGAGGTCGCTTGTCATTATTGGGGAGCCATAAGGACGCAACAGCACGTGATTGAGATAGCCTACCAACCGGGGGCTGAAATCTATGGCCCCACCACCCAGCACATCTAGGAGGTATTATGAAGGTCACACTACACCTAATCGGTCCAGCCCCCGCATGGGCGCAAACCTACCTGGCCCGTTCAGGAGCCAAGACTGTAAAGGGACTGAACTGGTATCCCAAGTGGCCGGGAATTGAGACAATTGGCCGCATCTACAACGATGCCACCAAGGAGCCAGAACCGCTGGCCAGCTTGATTCGGCGTGGAGCAGCAGGCGCAGACGACCTATTCCAGATTGTGTGGCCCGAAGTCGAAAAGAACCCGCACGTCTCCATCTGGGAGTTGTACAACGAAGCCCCCATCTGGCAAGCGGACATTCTGGCAAAGTTCCCAGAGTTTAACCAGCGGCTCATCTCACTCATGCACTCGCGTGGGCGCAAGATATGCGTCGGGGCTATCAACACGTACTGGCCCCGTCCCTACCAGTACCAGGCGATTGCCGATGCCTGCCAGGGTGCAGACGGCCTATCATTCCACGAGTATGCCAAAAAGGACATGAGGGACGACCCGGACATTCTGCACTACCGTGACTTTCACGACTGGTGCGTAGAGCACAACCGCACCCACCCGCCTGTCTGGATCACCGAATGTGGGCTAGACGAGATAGGTGGGCCCGACCACGGGCACTGGGGTTGGAGCGGTATCCTCAACAACAACGCAGACGCCTACGCCGATATGCTATCCTGGTACAATGCCCAGTTATGTCAAGATGATTATGTAGTCGCCGCTACTGTATTCACAACGGGCGGCGGCTGGAATCAATTCGAGTTTGGAGAATCTGTCGCAATGAAACTGGCAGACAGAATCGGCGGTGGAACAGGGCCGGGCCCGACACCGCCAGACAATGGAAATGGAGGGAATAGTATGGGTATCACATTCAAATGGTATGACGGCAGTGTAGTCACGGAGAGTAGGTTCCGTGAAGAGTTCGGGAACTTTATCATCACCACCCCACCCACTGCGGAGTACAAGCTGGTCGAGATGAGGGCCGCCAGTGGGTACAGCACCTTCATCGCCGCTATCCTGAAAAAAGACGGCAAGCCCGACATAGGCCGCTTCCTGCGGTATGAGTGGCCCGATGGGGTGGCGCTGGACCCCGTAAAGGAGAATGGAAATACAGAACATCCTATGGGCGGCGGCGAGAATTACTTTGTAGACCAACATGGGCGTGGCCCCGTCACAGCGTCGGTCAACGGTGTCAAGAGCGACAGCGTGCAGGGTGTGGGGTGGCTGGGGGGCACAAACCACCACCACTTTGACGTGACCTTTCGCAAGGTGGACCTGGTCCCTGAACCCGAGCCGGAGCCTGAACCCGAGCCGGAGCCTTCCCCAAACCTTGAAGCTCTGCGCGCCCTGCTACACGACATCCGAGACAAGATTGACACGGCGCTTGCAATGGTGGAGGCGATGGGATGATAGTCCCTGAATCTGTTTCTGGCCGACCTGTCACCAACAGAGGAGTTCACCTACAACCGTCTGGGCAGCATACAGCCTGGATGAAACGGGCCGACTACTGGATCAAGCTCTTGGTAGACATGAACATGTCGTGGGTCACAGTCCTTAGTGATAGTGATGCCTTCCTTACCAGCGGGGCAGCAAAGGCGCTGCTCGACGCTGGCATTATCCCCATCGTGCGATTCGCCTACACATTCCCAGGACCGTGGACCCACGCCGACTTGACCGAGAAATTCGTCAACCTGTATGCCAAGTACAATGCCCCGTGCATCATCCAGTTTGCCAACGAACCATTCGATTCCAGAGAGTGGCGCAACGGAGAGGTCCCGGACTATGAGACAGCATGGGGCATTATCGCCAAGCGGTGGGAGGAAGCGGCACGTGCCATCGTCGCGACGGGGGCCTATGCAGGGTTTCCAGATGGACCGTGTTACAGCGAGAATCCCTTTATGCGTATCGCATCGACATATGATTTGTGGCATGTCGAAAAATGCGTGTATCTTGGGCATTTCTACGCCAAGGGACGGCCTCTCCACTGCCCCTATGATGATGTAAGTAGCTACGGGACTCCGCTCACAGAAGCCGAGTACCGAGCCGCACTAGATGACTTTGCCGACGACCCGAATTGGCACGATGTACCCCTTGAGGTTATAAACAGGGCACGCCGAGAGCAGGCTGACCCGCACCGCACAGCACTTGACGATGATGTTTGTTGGAGAGGCTGGGAGAAAGTGGACTATTATGCAAACGAAGCATTAGACCACTCTGTACCGATGGCTATGACAGAGGGGGGATGGACGCCCAGGGACCGAGCCGGTAGCGGGCCAGACTGTGACCTGCGTTGGCCATTGACCACGCCCAAAATGGTTGCCAAGCATACTGTGGGCATGTTCAACACGACGTCCCCATTGTTCGCTATATGCCCTTGGCTTCTAGCGTCCCAGGACATGGGAGCAAGCGGGTGGCCGGACGATTGTTGGGTGGGGTACGCCTATGAGGACAAATATGGCCGTGAGAAACCAGTGGTAAAGGCACTCAAAAAGAAAGAGCCTACGCTAGTCGAATTGCTCCGAGAAGCGCAGGCTCTGGCACGTGAACTTGGAATCTAGCCGAGCGATTCGTCGATAGACGTTGGGCGCTCAAAGCCAGAACTGTATTCGAGCCGGGGGCCAATGTCAGAATCATTGGGTCCTTCTTTTAGTTTGCGCCAAGCCCTCACTTCTCTTTTCCAATGTCGGTCTGACGCAATGCAGGCCACAATCAAGAGACACCCTATGCCCAACGGGATCAGCACCGCGACAACCACTAGAATCACAATGGCCCACTCTACGTCTGTCATAGCGATTCCAGCAGTTTCTCTATCCGTAGTAAAGCCTGCTCGATACGCTCCAAGATGGCATGATAATTGGGCTGGTATGTTTCGGGGAACGCAGCACGTCCTTGACATAAATGCTGCTCTCCAGATTTCACGACGCGCCCACACAACATGCACGTCCACTCACTGCGGTCTGTTGTCTCGTACATTATCAGCCTCCATCTGGCACTCCGAGCACCAGTGTGTTGACAGTCCAGACACTGCAACGTCCCATCGCAACGCAGAACGTGGATGGCCGCACTGCATGATTTCGGTGAGGTCTGGTAGCAATTTCACCCAATTGATTGCCGCTTCCACGCCCATCACATCTGCTACCAGAATAGCACTCCACCTGTGCCACCCGTTGATACCGGGCTTGTTGTCCAAAGCATCGAGCAACCGCACATCAACAATCACGTCGCTGGGTTCTTTCATTGTATCCCCCTATGTCTGCGATGGGACGGAATTCGTCCCTTTCAATACAGCGGACATTATTCTTCCTCATACCGAGCGCAAGCATCCCAGCCTGCATAGTGGTCGGTTGCGGGGCCACGTGTGCTACGCCGCAAGTCACACTTCAGGTATCGCTTGCTTGTCCCGCCCTGCGCATACAAGTGCTTGCAGGTCTTACAGGTCTTTCTCTCTGGCCCACGCCCATAAAGATGCACGCAGGGATTGACCTTGCGGCTCACCGTCTTTAGTTCGGGCGGGCCAACGTCAAACAGCTCGTTCATCTCCGCCTCCGTTTCTTTGGGTTATTCTCATCAAACTCTTTCACCCGCTTTTTCACGTCCTTTGCAAATCCAACGGAGGACAATACCCCAATCAAAATCGCCACAAATATCAAGAGTTCCATCACTTCCCCTTTCGCCACTTTGATTCAAACAGCTTGGACCGAGACTCCCCGTTCTTGTCTGTAACCATTACCCATCTACGATTCTCTTGACCATCAAACGAAAGGCCAAGGATGTCGCTCGGACACCAGACTCGAACGATGTAGCACGAAATACGCTGTTACACAAAGGACACAAAAACTTGCCGTTGCCGATTGCGGGGCAGTATCGGTTATGGCAATTCGGGCAGACTTGATAAGCCATCCACTTCTTCCTTGACCCAAACCAGGGTATCATCGTCCAGTTCCGCTACCGAATACTGCCCACGCGGACCGCAACTCTCGCAATTGACAGATATGAGTTTCTTTTTGGTGTGGCTGTACAGCGGGTCCCACTGTTCCACCTTGGTCCACCAAGGACGGCTACCGCCAAGCGTCCACCGTTGAAACTTTGCCCCCACCTCCAACTGTCCGAAAGGAATCTGTACCTTCACGATTCCTCCTCATGGCGGGCCGCATATGTGTCCATCCAGTAGGCCAGCAACTCCCGCGCCTCTTTTCTGGTAAGCCCGAACGCACCCTGCACGTAAGGCGCAGCCATAAACATATTGGTGACACCAGATTCCCGCAACTTATCCAGAAATTGCAACTGTTCTTCCGTCCACTCCATCGACAGTCTCCTATGGGGCGTTCGCGTCCCGCGTCTCCTGATATTCGTTATAGTCCGCTGGCGGCTGCCATGCGGGTTCCGGTGTTTGCCGGATGGTCGTCCAGTGGGGCTTGGGGGTTGCGCAGGTGTCCAGCGCACGGTCTCCTGGCGTACCCCACTCGCAAGCCAACATCATAACGAACACCAGTAACGCAAGCATAACAATTCCCAATCGCCTCACCATATGAACCTCCAGTTCCCGCTTAGTGCAAATATCGTCAAGGCCTGAGGCCCACCCCTACCGAGCATCTCGATGAAAGGGCCACAAAACTCAGTAGGGGTGGGAGCCTGTCAAACCTTCAACGCTTCCTCGAGAGTTAGTGGTCGGCCAAAGCCGCATACATCGCCCAAGTCCTCGAACTGCCCGTCTGGCTGCAAGTCGGTTACATAGTAGGCCACGTCGCGGCTGCTATAGCCGCACCAGCGAAATTGAGAGAGGCGCTTCATCATCCCTCGAGCCTCGTCGCTGCCATCATAACCGCCAAATTCGTAGCCGGTCGTTACGTATCCAAGCTGACCGGCCACGATGCTGTCTAGTTCCTCTGGCGTGAAGTCCTCTGCCAGGGCGAGCCATGCCGGACCGTCAGGCTCGCCGCCGTTATCATCGAACTGATACCCTTCCAGGAGCGGCCAAACCCGCTCCACCTCGTTGCCAAATAGGACTACCAACTCGACAGCTCGCTTCTCCATCGCAAACCTCTTTCTGCCGGCTTTTCGCCCGACCGGCGGGGCATCGTGACTTAGCTTTTTGCGACAACCCAGTCGCTGAACTCCTTGGCGCTCATTTCCTGGATGTTTTTCGCGATTTCTTCGCCAAGGTCGGTCGTAAACTTTCCCCGAAGTACGTGACCCAGGTTCCTGGCCACCCGCTCAACCATCGGCTGTGTGATTCTGCCAACCATGTAGTCCCACAGCCAGTCCTCTAATTCATTTGCGCCTCTGGGCAATTCTTGCAACTGTACCACTTCCCTACCTCCTTTCGTTCGCTTCCAACCTTAGAATTGGGGCGGTACCGATTTGCGCGGTGCATCGGGTTATTACTTCGCTACACACACCTCCCTCACGAACTCAATGCAAATATCGCCACGCAAGCCACTATGCACACCACAATCACAACCACCAGTAACATTGCCTCTTGGGGAGTCAAATCATCACTTCTCACTGATTGCCTCCTGTTTCCATTCGTACACAACCGCGGCGGCTGGCCCGGCGTGAAGCCGCCACGTTTTCCCGTCGAAGGCAGGGACAAATCCCCGTTCCCACAGGCCTACTGCTGCCTGGAACGGATATGAGCCGGGCTCGTGAGAAACATACTTCCACTTGTCCAACCTGAAAAAACTGCCAATGTATGCCCACACGCTGTCCCACACGCTGTCCCACACCCTGTTCCACAGGATGTCCCACAGGCTATCCCACACGCTGTCACACACACTGGCCCACACGCCGGCCCCCTCGCTGTCCCACACACTGTCCCTCACGCTGGCCCTCACGTTGGCCCTCACGTTGGCCCACTTACGAGCGAGAGCTACAATTTCTTCATTCACCTCTCCCGCATCAATTTGGAACGGGTGAATGATAGGCTTGACAATCAGTTCGGGGGCAATGGTGGTCCAATCCATATTGCGGCAAAACTCTTCAACTGCTGCACTGTCGTCAGTGCTATTCAATTTGTCTACCTTGAATTTGCCGGTGAGCATGTTGTACTCGTACTTGTTGAGTGTATCCTCATCACGCCCCCGTACCCCATGATAATGCGCGATGCTGGTATGGCTATCGGTATCTTGGTACGGCGTTTCGCCGTTAATGATTTTCCGGCGCATCTCGGCATCAAAATAGAACATCTTGCCGGTACCATCACTAACACAACTGAAAAACTCACACATCATTTGCCTCCTTTTTAGAATTGGGGCGGCACCGACTTGCACGGTGCACTGGGCTACTACTTCGCCACCCAAGGCCGGTTCTACCACGGCCACCCGCCCCCACGTTCTTACAAAGCCAACACCAATGCCATCCAGACGCCTACAGAGCAAAAGACTACCAAGACCAACATCACCATGCCCACGACCAACATGCCCTCGCCGGTCATGTAAGCGCCTTGATCAACATCCCCGCCAACAAGATCCCGCTCCCCATTATCAGCAGGAGCGTTCCGAAACAGCCATCGAAAAAACCCCCGCCGCTGCGCCACTCGTCCGGGTCGTTGCTGTGCTTGTTGTTGTCCTGCCGTGTCGCGTGAACCCCTGAAAAGCTCTGGCTTTTCAAATCCAGGTTCCCACTCACCCGACCGCCTCCGGTCGCTCCGCCTTTGTAATTTGTGATATGGACCGAACCGTCCTCGTTGTCCTTCCAACTGATTCCCCACTTGCCAGACATCCTCTTTCCTCCCGTTCATCTTTGGTCTCCCTCCATAAGCCCGGCGTGGTGGGGGGTTCCCCACCGGACGCCGCCCGACTAAATGAATCCCAAGACCAGCAGCCAGCTTGGGCGACCGTGCTCACACCAGCCGTCCGGTTCCACCCAACAGCCGTGCGGGCAAGCTGCCTCACACCCGCCGTCGCCTTCGTCCTCCACAAGCTCATCAAAGTCCGGGGGCTCCAATCCCTCATCCTCCCACGGAGCCTCAAGGAGAACTTGTTCCTTTTCCTTCCGGTTCATCAGTTCATCCATCCTCTCAAAAGGGCAGTTAGATTGAGAATCCGACCCGTCGCCGTCTTGCGGCCCTCTCGCCAATACAGGGGCAAGTCTCCCACAAACGGCTTGCCGCTATCCCACACGGTATAGCCGTCCAGATAACCAGAGTCCAATGCCCTGGCCATCATGGTGCTGCCGTCCACAAACTCCACCAAGAACCAGTCCCCGCACTCCACTTCTCCTGATTCGTACCAAGAGAGGGGGACTGCAACCCAGGGCCCGGTTTCTTGTTCATATCGGTATCCTGGGCACTTGAGAGGCTTGCCCTCAAATTGAGGACCGCCGTAAAACGTGATGCCGCCCACCTCCCAGTCCTGTACAGACATTTGCAGAACAGCGGTGAGCATTGCTAGCATTTCCATCCCAGCCTCTCCCTCTTTTTTAGGTTACGCAGACGCTTTGCATCAGAGGCCACCAGCAGCCCAAAATACAGCGCCAGAACGATGATGACTATCATGCGTTGATGTTCCCTCCTACCCGCGCAACAATCCACCGGGCCACATTCTCTGGTAGTTCGATGATATCTCCTCCTTCCTTGTGGCAACTCACTGTCAAATACAGCAAGTCGTTTGCCCCAGGACGCTCATACACCGTATTAAAGTACAACTTGCCGCCCATGTACACAGCGTCCGTGGCGTAGATCTGTACGGCGCCCGATACCTCACTCACCAACTTTCGTGCTTGGCCCGGGTCCGGCAGGGCGGCGATTGCTTCTAAGAGGCCCTGGACAGAGCCTCCCGGAAGCTGGTCTACGTCAATGTGCGTTTCTATCTCGCCGTCTGGGTCAACAATGTTGGTGAGAACGTCTGCCCCTGCCGTGGGGCAGTACGCCAAGATGTTGAGAATCGACATCCAATCTGCACCCTGCTGGATGTAGCCGTGAATCTCCATGCACCGCTGGCGTACCAACCCCGCACTCATGGGTAGCCCCACGGACTGCAACCATGCCGACCACGATGAATATCCCGTTGCCTCCACAGCTTCCTTCCGTGTCGAAAGCCCCTCAAACAATTCCTTCTGGCGGTAACAGGCAATCAACGTTACCGCACGAACAGTCGCCCATGCCGTCGCCCCACGCCTTGCAATCGCATCAGGTATGAGCGGGTCAACGGTTGTCACCAGTGTTGTGATAAACTCCGGTTGTGACAGTGACACTATGTCACTTGGCAAACTGTCCAAGACCCACCTCCCACATAATGGCAGCGGTAGAAACATCTGTCACTTTCCCGTCCTTTACCGCTGCAAGAATCTTGCCCATGATTTCACTGTGAATGTCCTTCCACTCGCCAACCGCTTTCTCGCCAAGGACTGTCCACAGCCACTCATCGGGGTTTTCAACACCCGCACTCTTGGCCAATGCCTGAATGCTGACGGGCACTTTTTGTTGATGTTGCGGGCCTATGACAATCTCGGGTCCGCGATCCACCACGGGGGCCGGGGCCGGGGGCTGTTCCTTTTTCACGGTCTGCTCCGTCGGTGCCCTGTCGCCAGCATAGTATTGGGGCCACCCAAATGCGGCGACCTCACTGCCCTCCGCACAGAAGGTGCGCAAGGCTTGCAACATCTCCCACGTCAACTCATGGCCGGAGTCAATGTGGAAGTGGCGCTTGAGATGATTCTTGAATCGCGGGTGGTCAGGGCCAAAGTTCTCAATGCCCTCACCGAACTTCTTGTTGATAAGGTTATTGAACGCATCGTTGGTCACGAGCTTGCCCCAGTCAACAATGGCGTCCGCTACCTTGTCCTCACCGAACCACATCTTCACTTTCTTCTGGTCGTCTACCGGTGGGACATCGTCCTTGGGGGCCATCTGCTTGTAGTAGTCGCCCATCATCTTGGTGAACCCCTTGGAATCGCTAAGGGTAGACGCCCACTTCATGGCCCCCATGCCGTCGGGGTCGGCGTAAATCTCTTTAAGAGACATGCCCTTGAACTTCTTGTCCTTGCCCCAACCCCACTCGCACACAGCGTCGCCCAAGTCTGTCGTGCCGGATGGCTCTGGGTCCTCTGCATACTTGGTGGCACGGCTGGACATATCCTCATAGCCGAGCACCTGTGCCGTGCGCTCATCAAAGTACAGCTCCGCACCCAGGGCGCGACCTACCCGCATCAGGGCGTTTTTGATTGCGTCCGACAGTGAGGACTTGGCCGCTGTGTCCATCTGCTGCGGTTTCACCGGCTCATAGCTGCTGGTCCGAGAGTTGTACGGGGCCTGCGCTACGCCAACTCCACGCCCGATACGGGAGAACCGTATCTCATTGGCCTTGTCGTCCGTCACAACAAACATCACCTTCACGGTTGTGATGAACACCCAGTCGCCAAAGGCCAGACCAGGCTTGAGCAGTTCAATGTGGTCGTCCGACAGAATAAAAATGTCCTCAATGCCGTCGATGCCAAAGATTTCATTGGCAAGCTGCATCGCGTATTGGGCGGTGATATAGTCCCCATACACCCCCCTCTGCGGGTCGGCGGGATGGATGACGTTCGGCGGTATGGGCTTGGCCAGTGCGTCATTCACTACTTGCAGACTGTTCACGTTCCCTCCTCATAGCTTCCATCAAGATTTTCAGGACGTTGGCGGCGTGCTCCGCTTCGGCCTTCCGAAAGGCTACGTCCTCTTTCAACTCGATCACCCGCTGCTGCTTGGCACTCACCAACTCGGCGCTGTACACAATATAGTCGGCCTGAACCTTGCGTTGTTCCGCGTTCTTGCCGTCAATCGCACCGAGCCGGTAGGCTTCCTCCATGACGGAGGTTTCCAGCCGGTCCTTTTCGTATTGGAGAAGGGCCAGCATGGCAGCTCTGCTGATCTCCAAATTCTTTGCCTCAAGAGAGGCCACCGCCACATGATAGGCCACTCTCTCCAAACTTGTCAAATCTGACAGGATTTCTTCTACTACGTCCATTCTCATTCCTTCCTTTTTAGCTACACACGACTCCAAAAACTTCTGGTCTTTCTGTCGTGCTGGAGGGTGAACTCCCAATCCAACAGATTGTCGTCGATGTATGTCGGTGGTAACTTGTCCTTCTTGACCTTGAAAAACTCTGTGTCCGGCTCCAACCAATGGCGCATCATAATCACCACCTGGTCTGCCGCATGGTAGACACGCGCCGAGCCAAACGGGCTTGGGTTACTCACATTGTGTGTGTTGCGGAACTCATTCGCCTTGGTGTCGCTGAATTGAGCGAACACAAACGTACACACACCGTGGTCGATGCCTACATTCCGTATGCCCTCCACCAAAGAGGATAGCTCCTGGTCCTCCCTCTTTCTACCCGATGAATCATCCGGGGCTTTGAGATAGTCCCAAATGACCACACTCGGTTTCTCCCAATACACGATTCGGTCCAGGGCCTCTGCGGTGCTGTGCTTGTAGTCGTAGATTGCCAGATACCTATCCAGTTTCTGTAACTCTACAGAAGCGTCCACTTTCTGCAACCGCACTTCTCGGTCCGACCAGTTGCCCATCGGCCTTAGAACGCCAATCGCTACTTCGGTGGGCGGCATTTCTGTGGAAATGAACGCCGTCCGGATTCCCTTTTGCACCAACTGTGCGGCGATGGTGTAGGCCATTGTGGACTTGCCGTGATTGGAGATGCCGATAAACAGATTGGTGCTTGCCGACCACAACCCTCCTTTCAGAGCACGATCTAGCTGTGCTATTCCTGTATTGCCCATGATGTCCCGCGTCTCCCTCTTGTAGTGGGTGGACGGCCTGGAATCGTAAGCACGGTCCTGCGTTAGCCCGTTAAACAGGTTGCAGGCGTAGGGCATCCACTGCCGGATTTCCTTGGGCTTGCCCTTGCGTAGATCCTGCACTTCACGGACCGCCTGGTCAAAGTCGCGCAACAGGACCGCATCTTGCAGAGGCTCGACAAACACCTCTACCTTGTTGCCCGGTGGCGCTGGCTCTTTCCAGATAGCCAGCAGGTCTTTCCACCTCTCGGGTGGAACCCCATTGTTGGAGAACGACATAATGGAAAGAGGGTCTATCTCTTTCCCTGTCATCCTCAAACGGATAGAGGATTCTATAGCCGACCCATACAGCGGGTCGGAGAACCACCTTCGCGTTACCCCCCTCTGTATCAGAAGGTCTACAGTGGCGGGGTCTTTTGCAATCCATCTGACAACCGATTCTTCGGCGGGGATGTTCTTTGTTGGGTCTGCCATTTACGGACACTCTCCTTATGCTTGCGCTCACCGATTATGTCCATCAACCAAGGCACTTCGTTCGGGTCGCGCCGAATGTAGAGTCCGTCCCAATCTCCCCTTTCTATTGCCAGTTTCCCCCATTGCCGGACCCACTCATCAAAATCACAAGAGTAAATAGGCGGCATAGGAGGCGGGGAGACAAACCTCTCGATAAGAGGAGGCTCGCCCCACAAGTACAGAATCTCCATGCCCTGGATAGAACCCTTGGGCAAATCGTCTATGTCGTACCCAAAGGCTTTGTAGTCCCTTCTCTTGAGAGCAGCCAGTGCGGCTATCACCGCATCGTAGTCGTACTTCATTTCTTTGAGAAGGCGGCTTGCTGTTTTCATGTGCCGCCCACGGTAGTCGGCGGGGGTCATCTTGCGCCCCATCACTACGGTGATAAAATACACAGCCAGGTCACGAACCTTGTTGTTGCTCACGCCAATACTCCATAGGCCACCAAAATTCAAACCCCTCAAGCGTTAGCCCAAAGGGATCAGACGTGATGCGCACCTTCACTTGGAGTCGCCACTGGCTCACATCCAAAACCTTGCCGGTTAGCGCGGGGGCCGTCCTCCAGTACACGTGCGTTCCCTCTTGTATCATTATACACCTTCCACGCTATTTGTTAATCGAGTTCTAGTTTGACGGCAAAATCGTGGTAGTGACCAAGGCTACAGTGAGGAGAAAGGTGATACGTCTCTATCCCAAATTTCACGTAGATGCCCGGACTGTCGCTCCAAGATGTTGTACACTCATATTGCTTTAGCACCTTGTCGGGCAGCACATACCCGGGCCGATAGACCACACGCTTGACCTTGAATCCAGCAAACTCTAAATAGACTGGCGCATACCCATCAGGGATACGCCTTACTACAAACGGCGGGAGCTGCCGTACTGGAATACGCCAGTTTGTTGCCAGTTGTTTGATAACGCGGATAATGCTGTCGTCCATTGAATGGTATCCTTGGCCTTGCGACGTACCGAATCCAACACCTTGCCAGCCGTTACGTGGCTGACTCCAAGTAGCTTGCCCAAGTCCCTATACGTGACCTTCTTGTTGTCCGCATTTGACATAAGGACATAGGCCAAACAGTCCCGTTCCTGTGCTGTGAGTGACACCCACAGCGGCTTGTACCAGCACGGCACGGGTGCATCCATCTCAAACGGGTCTACAAAATCAACACTTGGTGAACTGACCATCCACGGCTCCTCAGCGTAATCGTCGGTGAATTCAACGGGCAGTTCAACTTCCTTGGCACGGAACCTGTCCCCAAGATACCACTTGGCATGATTGACCAGGTAGGTTTCCAGGCTCGCCCTGCGCGGGTCATAGTCTCCAAGCTCACATGCTGTGAATAGGGCATGTTCCAAGACATCATCATAAAGGTGGGATGCTCCCTTCACAGCGCATAGCCTCTTGATTTTCAGCTCCGTTGACGGAAGGTGTACTGCCAACATCGGGTCCATCCACATCAAATCCCTGCTCATTCAACCACTCCTTGTACGATTTGATTCGGTGTAATCCCTTGATAAATTCGTAGCAGTGGTACACTACATAATCCCTCTTTGTCGGAGGGACACCCAACAAGGCAGCGGCTTCCACTTTGCGGATATAGTGTGCCCTATCCACCTGGTGGTCCGCTACCTCCCTCTGTCTCATCATGCGCGACCAGTACATAACGCCTCCGCTTGGGGCAAGCGCCCACTGTCCCAGCTATCTCAAACCCACACAAGTACCCTTTAAGGGTACTGACTGGGACAGCCACGCCCTTATTGGGCACCAGGCAAAGATGCCGCACTCTGCATCTTACGAACAATTCCCCTGGCGGCTCTTTTGGTGGCATACTCCAATCCAACCTCACTGTCCCACTTATCGTGGCCGGACACCTTGGCAAATCCAGTGGAATGAAAAAAGCCTCCCTCTCCGTCATCCATAAACAACACGACACAGGTGTAGGGCTGCTTCTGGGTGAATTGCCCGTGCAGGCTCAGGGCGCTGTCTACAAATGCAAAGGTCTCATACCCAACAACAAGTTCTCTGCCACGAAGCCTCTCCTTGACCGACTGGACGATTTCTTCCACCAAATCCTTGTACATCATCCTCTCCTCATCTACACCATGCAAAAGCCTGGGGTTTTGACACCCCAGGCCCATTCGCTACCACGTGGCAAAGTCGCTGATTAGCTGCGGTGCAGCCGTATCGTACCCGACCACATCCACCATCCCACCATCATTGGGGTCCGCAATTGAGAACCCCGTGCTGGTCATGCCGACCACTGCCAACTTGGCCGGAATGCCCATCTCACGCCGGTACTGCTTGAGGGCCTGTACAGGATGAATGCGACCGGCCCACGTTTCGTGGTCGGTATAGACAACGAATGTATCAATGGGCGTCTTGGTTTCCGTCGCGTAAATCATCGGCAGGGAACAGTCGGTCCCGCCAAAGGGCAGGTTGTCCACTTCCCGCACCACATCATCCAGCCGTTGTCGCGGCGAGATGTTCAGCACCGATAGCGCGTCCCGGCCGCTACCGCTAGTGAACCCCACAAACATATGATTGGGTTCCACCTTTGCGGTGATGAGGGCCATCGCCGCCGACCCCACTCTCGGGGTTACGCCGGTCATGCCTGCAATCTCACCACACGTCATGCTCCCTGATACGTCTAGGGCCAGCATCCAGCGCTTGCCGGTGCTTTCGACGTTGCCGAACGCCTGATAGAACGCATCATCTAATGCGTCTATAATCTGTGGTACAGGCTCCCAGGTCTTGACATCCGAATCGGAAACACGACCCCTGCTGTGATAGCCCACCGCACGTCCACGGGCCACCCCTGCCCCACCCTTGTAGGTATTCAGGGCCACCAGAATGGTGAGGGGATGGACCTTGGCGCGGAGCACAGCCTCACTGTCCAGCCGCGCGGCCACCAGGCTTGTAGCCGCCGACATCGGGGCCAGCAGACCCACACGAGTCATGTTCGCCAGATTACGAATCATGGCCGTCATGGGCATTTCTTCCAGCAGGGCCGCCCACACTTCCTTATCGGTCAGCCACTCGGTCGGAATCATTTCGCGGGTCAGCTTGTAGTCGCGGATATACTTGACAATCTGTGACGTCGTTTTGGCCCGCTTGGCCGACTCATACCCCACGATGGTGGGTATGTCGCTCGACGGGTCGGGCAAAGCGCCCTTCACCACCCAGGCAAAGATGTCCTGGTAGATTTCCTCCGTCGGATCCGGGTGAGACAGCCGCAGCAAGTCTCGGTGGGACCAGCCCTCCCGCTGTTGATACTTGACGACCTGGTAGGCCAAGTGCGCCGGGCTTTTGCTCAAGTACCAGTTGGCCACGGCCTCGCGCAGCGACCGCCCCCAGCCCCGAAAGTGCTCCACATAATCCACGTACTTGAACAAGTGGGCACCGGTACGCGCCACAAGCGGCAGGCTTTCGAGTGCGTACAGACTTGCAAGCCCGGAGCACTCCGGCGATGACGCCAATGCCAATGCGAACAGGGCAGCGTCGTTCTTGGGCGCACGCCCTACCCTGCTCACTTCGACGATACGGTCCACCGTCCGTCGCCCATCCGCTTTGAGGCAGCGGATAACGCATTCTGCATTCGCAACAGTTAGCTCCGCCGCACTTGCGTAGTAGGTGGGGGAGTCCGACCCCAGGATAAGGAACCGGTCCAGCCTGGCCCAGTCGTCCAGGGCAAAGGCAAACCCACCCGCACTATTGCGCACCTGGTCGGTGCCGGGGATGGGTTGGGATTGCGGCGTCTGCCGCGTGGAAAAAGCGTCCGTGTACTTCATCATCGACCCTCCTTTGGGATAAATTGGCGTGTGGAGCCGAAACCCCACACGCCTGACTATTTGGGGCATCCACCCCGGAACGCTTGGTGGGCTAGTATTTGTAGTCGGGAATTTCATACCCGAAGTGTTTGATAACCGACCACATCCGGCCCACACATATTATAAACGCTGTGCGTTTAATATCATCTCTTATACGGGCGAATGATTGTGGTGGGAGATTCTTATGATAGATAACCCACCAACTCCGGCCCGAGCTTTCCTGTGGAGAGAAGTGGGATTTGAACCCACATCACTCGATTACAAGTCGATAACCGATAACCTCCGGCCCACCTACCGTTAGGGCTAAACATGGCATCGGTGTTTCAGTGCTCTACCATTGAGCTATTCTCTCCATGTAGGGAGAGGGGGCGGGAATCGAACCCACGTCCTAAGGTCCCATTAGATAACCAACCACAGTCGGCCAAATCGGCAAGGGTATTGCGGTCGGATCAACCTTATGCCTTACCACTAGGCTACCCCTCTCACATTCTATTATAGGGAATCCACATTCCCTGTAAAGGAGGCCCGTACCTCCTCATAGTGGCCCATCAGGAAACTAATCTCTGTCTTTTGCCAATCCCACCAGTCGTACAGAATGTCTGGCAAGGACTGTGTGGGGTCTACCACTCTGCCGAACGCCTCTTTGATATACCGGTCCCGTCCCTCAATGTCGGCCAGGATACGGCCCACATGTTCGTCCGCCGGATACTCTGCAAGTTGCATCTCCCGTTCAATGTCAGCGGGGTCACGCATCACGTACTTGACCAGGTGGCCGCTGAACTCATGGACGATATGGGCCAATTGGGTTGTCGCTATCACCGAGTCCCCGTTGCCCACCAACACACGGTTGAGCGTCGCCATATCGCGGATATCCTCATCATCCAGCACCGGCAGGCCCAACTCTCTCGCTACTAACTCTACCCCACTATAGGGTGGCCCTGCGACGATAATCATCCTGTGACCCTCATTTAAGGCTCTTTAACGGGAGAGTGGGGTGTGGCTTCCCGAGCAGGTGGGGGCTTATCCTCACTCTCCCGTCAATCTATTATAGGAAACCCACGGATTCTGTAAATAGGCGCAGCTTCACATTCAGGAGGTTTTTTTGTCGTTCTTTATTGGGGGTTGTTTTTTCTTTACCCCACTTCTTTCTCTCTTTCGGTCTTTCTTTTCTCGGTGGTCTTTTGTGCTTCGCATACGGTAGCCTTAGTGCTAACGCACTAATCCTACCGTAATCGCAAAAACTTGTCAAATTTAGAGCCTATCGAATTCACACGAATTCACACAGTTTCAAAGGAATTTTAGGGATGTATAAAAATTGATACACTTTTCGTGAATTTATACAACTTTTATACATCGCCCGTAGTCTAAAAATCATCTCGGCCCAAGTACCACCGGAGCGACTCGGTATCATATACCCGGTGAATGTCGTGGCGCTTGGCGGATAGTACGAATGTGGGCCATATAAATACCCCGCGACTCCAGCCCCGTAGCGTGAACGGGTCAGGACCGGATTTAGCTGTGCCCGTTTGCACCAGGTGGGCGATACGGTTCTCTTGCAGACCGGCGTCGTATGCCTCACCGTGGTGTACCCGCTCCTGGTACGCGAATGTGTGCCCATGTCCTTGGATAACAAAGTCCGCCTGCGGGACTTGAAATGTTAGCTCGCGTGATTGGGAGTGGGACGGATTCAAATAGCTATGGCCCGGAAAGCTGTGTGCCACCGCCAGCACGTACCTTTGGTCCCCGACGTGCAGCTTCACCACGCCGCGACCGGCAAAGTACGGAACCTTATCGGCGTATATGACGGCCTGCTGGTCCTCACCCGTTAGCTTTTCCATAAAGGCAGGATGATTGCCCCAACAAGAGTACAGCAGCTTACCCGCTGCTGCCAGCTTGTCTACAATCTTGGCCACCAATTGCCGTTGCAGGTGTGGCGGTATTAGGTTGTTAAAGACCGTTGCTCCCCATCCTGGGGGGAAGGATTCCCAATCGTCGCCGTGTGTGCCCCAATACAGTCTGTCTATCTCCAGCACCTCACGGAACTTTTGTCGGAACTCTTCATGGAACGTATAAAGCCCACCGAGATGCCAACATGATGTGGGTGTGAAGGCGATGGGCTTGTTTGTTTCGATATGGATCACTGCCGATGTGGTCACCGGCTCTAGTTTCATACGGAGGCTCTGTATGGCCTCCAATTGGTCCAGAACTTCGTCTACGTCCATCTCTGGGCGGATAAGGTCTGGGAACTCTGGTAAGGTATGTCCTTCCTCTGGGCGTATAAGCAGCCTGAACCGTCGCCCTATTGTGGATTCACCCTTGCCCAACTGGGCCGCTATCTGCCTAAAGGATAGTCCTTCGTCCCGTAGTGAGAGAAGGATGTTGTCCTCCTCTGTCGTCCACGGCATAAGACCTCCTTGGCGTACCGGCGATAACACTACTGTAAAGTATATCGCCGGTACGCTAGGGTGTCAAGCTAGTCCAGCAGCGCCCCACATGCCCGGCCCACCTGGGCCGGGGCCATTCTGTCATATTTGACCGAATCATCCCAGTAGCTTGAGGGCCGAGCGGGTGGAGTTCACTTTGAACAGGTCGGCCATGTTGTGGCTCCCACCGTCTACGGCCTGGTCAAAGGCCCACTGTTTGCCCAGCAGCGTCGTGACCATATTTTCGTCGATGGTCCCTTCGATTGCGGGGAACAGGGCCACTACGTCACCCTCTTGCCCATAGCGCCATGCCCGTCCTATGGCTTGCACCACGTCTTTCGGGAGCCAGGGCATGTTGAGAATGACCACGTAAGCGGTATCTCCCTCTTTGAGTCCACCTTGGAGGTTGATTCCCTCAAAGGCGGCGGGTGAGCCGAGAAATACTTTGAAGTCGTGGTCCGAGTTCCACCGTTCTGAAATCTGCTGGCGGGACTCGTGTTTGGTGCTGCCGTCGATGATGGAGCAATACCCTGCTGGGTCGGCCACCTTGCCCTCCGGCATGAGTTTGCCGCCCTTGTCGGAGAGAATATCGAACTTGAGCTTGGCCGAGATGCGGTTCAGCAGTGGGCGCAGTTCGCTAGTCCAGTCTGAAAAGATAAGGAACTTGTCGCCGTTGTCCTGCTGGTCGAGTTGGTCGGCGATGAATTCCAAAAGCCACTCTTGCTTGGCCCCTTTGTCGCTCACCGCAATCTTGAGCGATGGAGCGAATTCGGGGTTTCGGCCTTGCAGTGAGAGTTGGAATTCCCTGGGTGTCAAGGTCGTGGCCCGTCGGAAGTATGTCAGTTGGGCCAGGACCGAGCGTAGTTGCTTCTGGTCCAAGAGTTCGCCAGAGTCCCCGTACATGTTGATGAACCCATTCATCAACTGGTTGTACAGGTCGGCCTGTGCGGGTGTGGGCTCCAAGGAGATGTGTTCATAAGCTATGGCATTGATGCCCAGCACCTCTGCCCTACGCCACCGCACCATCCCAAAGTCAATAAGCCTTTGGTTCAGTTCGGCCATCGCGGACTTTTTGGGACCGACAATCTTGCGGGCCGAGTGCTCGCGGCCTCCCTTACGGAAGGTCACAAGCTCAGTGTCACAGTACCGGTCCCGGAAGGACTCGAACGTGCCCCACTGTCCGACATGCCTGTATCGGATGGTCTCGTCGGGCGTCTCCGGGTTGAATGGCTTGGGCTTGTCGGACAGTGTACAGTGGTCGTCGGCCCAACACCGACATGCCTTGCAGCCCATCGAATGATAGGCATACCGCTGTTTGTCGTATCGCGGTAGAAGGCAGTGCTTGTTGGGTACAGGCGGCGTGCCCCGCACGGACCTGGTGAATGTGCGGGTGTTGTCCAGCCACTCCAAAACGCCGTGCAAGCTGTCGGGCTTGTTGGAAAGCGGTGTGCCCGTGAGTCCCATGTGGAACCCCGCGCACACGGACCGGACGGCCCGTGCTCGCTTTGACTCTTTCCACTTGATATAGTGGGCCTCATCGCACACAATCGACAGAAAGAACGGGTTCTCCAAGTCGCCTAAATCTTGAAAGAACTGCTGGTGGATAGTGACCAGTTCGTAGTTTGTCACCACGATAGCCGGTCGAATGAGTTGCAGGAAGGTCAGCTGGGCCTCTCGGGCCTGGGCGTCGCCGTTAATCATGTAGATGTCGGTGATACCCAGGTCGGTTCGCCACTTGCGGGCCTCCTTGACCCAGTTCCACTTGACCGATGCTGGCACTACAAAGAGCACCGGCTTGTCCCATCTTGGGTCGCCCTGTTCTTTCAGCCATTCCCGTACGTAGTACAGGTACACCAGAGTAGACGGCGTTTTGCCTGTGCCCACGTCCGCGAACAGCGGAAGGGTAAAGCCTTTGAGCGAACCGTCTTTGGCGTATTGGTCCTGTCCCCGCTTGAGAGCTTTGAGGACGGACTCTATCTGGTATCCGCCCCGTCCTTCTGGGTGGGCGGCGGTTTGGTCCCCACGTAGTGACTCAAGAAGCGTTATGTCCATTATGGACCTCCTTGATCACGTCATGGGCCATGTGCCATAGCCACCACGGGACCGGCAACTCCATGCCGATAGCGTGAGCGGTGGCTGTGCATAGCCCGACCATGTCGGGCCTCTGCCCCGGGTGGTTCGCCGCGTGGATGCGTTCGGCGGCTTCCATTAGGTCGCGAACCAGCTTCCGTTTCTCGTCCTCTGTGATCACCGTTCCCTCCCTTCCGGCCCGATTGTCATTTCCCAACCGAGCCGTTGCCATTGAAGGCAAATGGACAGGAACAGGAACAACAGAGCCTGCCGTTCCTCTCTTGTCATGTCCGGCCTCCTTTCCGCGCTAAATGCGCGACCAAGGGCCACCTGGTGGGTAGTCCCAGATGGCCCTTAGTCGTGCGATTAGTCGACCGCGATCTTGGTAAAGCTGGTGCCGTATGTCTCATTAATGGCACCAAGTAACGCCTGCTTGGACTCTTTCACGTGCCGCTTGGTGGTATCCCTCACACCAATATACTCCCACAGCCCACAGCTTAGGAAGTCTACGTCGCGGCGCATCTGGACCGTCACTTTCTCGGGTTCGTTGCCCGAGATACCGCCATGAATCAGTCCGACGTGGTACTTCATGTGGTCCCTCCATAGGGAATGGCCCGGGTGGTGGTCCCCGGGTCTCTAGGTCTACCGCATGTCGCAGGTAACGGCCATCTGGCCGACGCTAGCGGTAAACTCGGTGCGAATCACGCACCCGGAGGGCAGCTTGTCGCCCTCTTTCAGCTCGGGGCCGTCGCCAGCGAACTGGATCAGGATACCGACATCCCCGACTTTCCCGTACCACTCGCAGCGTCGGCGGATAATCGTGCGGCGGCGCTTGCCGTCCCACTTGTCTTGGGTTTCGGCGTACCATCGTGGCGTTTCCCATTCCACGTCCCCGATGTAGGCCATAGCAGCACGGTGGCACTCCGCTGTGTCTTTCAGGTAGATCTTGATGTCGCCGTATTCGATGGCGACCTGGCGAGCGATGTCGAATAGCGGGTACAGGTCCAGGGACTCGATAACGGCCCGGGCCCTTTCCAACGCCGCGATTTTCTTCTCGGCGTCTGCGCGGATAGTGTCTGGCTCGGTGGCCAGACGGTCGCGGACGGATGTCGCCTTTGGGTTGTACACGTACATTTGCCATACCTCCTATAGTATGATTTGACGGCCTGTATAGCCCGTCACGCTTGCCCAGCGGTGGTGCTACTGGGCATGAGTCGCGGGTTATAGCTCGAACGGTCTCATACTGTACTTGTCATGGAGGCTATAGTGGAAGTTGAACGTCCGTTCTCCCAATACGTCCTCAAGTACCATATTGCTCGGGTTCATGGCCCGGATGACGGTTATCTGGGTTTGCAGCTCGTACTCGAATTGCACTACGTCGCCTACGCTGTAGCGGGCCATGCACCATGCACGGTCGCGGGTTGGGGCAGACTCGGTGCGGCTGTACATCTTGTCCCCGTTGTAGGGGAGCTTGTCCATCAGGTAGCGCAACCGAGTCACGAATCCGTCATTGTGGACGGACCCGTTGTACCGTTCGCCGTCACGCACTTGTAGCGCGTGGGCGGATTCGTGTAGGGCCATTCGGTGCAGGGACTCTTGTCCGCTGCACGCGACCTTCGGCACACCAAGCGACGCGGCGACCGTCGCGTATTCGCGGAATCCATCTACCAAGGACCGCTGGATACTTTGGGCCCCGTAGTGTAGCTCGTGGACTCCGTTCACCTTCTTGTGGTAGGAGATGCGGGCGTTCCCGAAAACCACGCGGAACTCGACCCGTTCTCCGCGCAAAGCGTCGCCGGTGACTTGGGACAGATACTTCTTGGCGTCCATTGTCACCCTCCTTCAGTTGATTCTGCCAATGGCTGGCAGCGAACGGGGCAGACCGGATAGTCAGCCCCGCTAGTCACAAGCCATTGGTCCGTGGACCGAACTCGGAGGTCCGTGGGCCTGGGTCCTTGTGCAACCGAGTTTGCAAGGCACTTGAGCCGATTGCCTTAATCGGGCTATGGGGTATGGATGCTAGCCTATTGTAGGCCCGACTAGCGGGGCGCTTTGGTCACTTGAACGGCCACCAATCCTTGCCTTTCACAGCATCTGAACCGCGCCAATGACAGGCGGCGAACGTCAGGCCGTCTGCAACCATCGCGCTTTTGACGGCAGCGAGAAGCTCGTCTTCTGTGGTCGCGTCGCTGGACACCCAAGCGTTCCCGTTCTTGGTGATGACGTGGTGCCCATTCTCGAAGCTATACTCGTAAGAGGATCGGGTCCCACCACCGTTGCGCTTGCCACCAGAGCTGGCCTTTTTGCCTGTGAGGGACACAGTGCCGTCGTAGTTTATGGCCGTGGTGACTTTCACCTTGTCCATGTCGATGCCGTTTCTTTTGGCGACTTGGGCCACGACGGAGTACACAGCGGCCGTCGCCGTGCGCAACGTGTCGGGGACACGGGCTGCCAGCTTGCCCAGCTCGGAGTCGCGCTTGATTTTGACGATCATGCGCAACACGTCATCGGACTCGGGCCATTCGCGTTCGAGTGTGATAAAACCTTGTGCTTCCCCGCCCGTGACCTCCAAGTCCATGTCCAGCCCAGCGGCTTCGAGCGCCGCCTCCAGATCGGCCAGGGCCGACAAGTAGGATTCCACGTACGGCACCAAGGCCCCGCCTTCCGCAAGCGCCTTCTGGACGTACGGGCCCGCAATGTCCGCCAAGTCGGGCACAACCTCCTTTGGCTTCGCGGACGCCTTCAGCAACCCGGAATCCACCATAGTCTGGACCATAATCCAAGCTTGGTCCCTAGCGATTCCTTTAGCCACCATAGCGTCCAGAGCCTGCTTGAAGGACTCCGACACCTCATACTTGCTGCCGCCAAACTCCACTACACTATTCTCGGACATTTTTCACCTCCCAGTGAATTGAGAATTGTGTAGGGCAAATGCCCTACTGTCTGGGCGCGTAGTCATCCCACGTGTGCAGACAGTAGGGCGTGATGGGCGTATAGCACCACCTGGCTGGGCATAACCCAGCGCTATTCACTTGGCATTTTTCGCGTACATGCGCAGCAGTCGCCGCGCAGCTGCATCATATACCCGTTTGCGGATACCCCCATCGTCAAAGGCATTGGGAGCAAGGACCGATGCAATCTTACGATATACCCACTTCATCGCACACCTCCCAGTTAGATTTTATGCCCAACCAGGTGGCGCTATACACACCATCCAACCCTATCCCATTGTCCCCACCTCCTATGGGCTTGCGCCCAATCAGGAACCGGGGACTGTACCCTTATCATCCCTCTCTTGGGCACAAGATAGATTAGCCCAAAAGCCAGATTTCCCGAACGAATTCTGCCGCTTGTACACAGCCGTGCTTGCGTAGGTCCGATTCAATCGCCAGCAACACGTCATCCGCGTTCTGGCGAGCGCTCAAACGTTTCATACTTTCGGACGATTCCCGATTGACACGGATTAGTTCGATTTTTTCCATAACATACCTCCCAGGGTTGTGCCCAAGAGAGGGATGATAAGAATACATGGTGTGGAGGATGGCTCTTTGTTCTCGCCCAATATACCCCCGGGGGGTATCCTGGACTTGGGTCAATTCCCCATTAGTTCCCCAGGCTAGCAGCACCGTCCTGCCTGCACGATTCCAACGTGCTCCACTGGGGTGCCGGCTTGCAGTCGGTTCCGTAGGTCGGGGCAGGTTTCAAGCGCCTACGCTGTCGCAACAAGCCAGTCTATGTACTAGCTGCTCGTGGCTGGGCGAGCGGGTCCTAGCCGCGCGCGCGGGCACAAGTCTTATGCTAGATTGGAAGGCAAAAAAGCTATAATATGGTCCAGTCGGCACCTCCTTTGTTGAGTGGGCCGCGCCCCTTGCGCGCCCCCTAGTTTGCCCTACAGATGCAGTATACCACCCCCTTTTGCGGGGTAGGGGAAAAATGGGCGGGGGGTGGAAAGTGCCGGGTAGCCCCTCTCCCCCACCGGTCCTCCTCAAAAATTCCCAGGGACCCAGTCTCTCCCAGAAATTCTCAAAGGCGCAAGTGTCTGCAAGCGGTAGGCTGGGGATTTTCAAGGTCTCATTCTTTTTACAGGTCGGAGCGTCCTCAAGTGTCCAGTCTTATCGTGTATTGGGATGGAGTGGTGCGGGTATTCCGTTATGGTATCGGGGGATGGATTTTGGTAGTGGGGCAGTGAGGGGTATTGTGCCCGTTGCAGGGCGTATTGAAGATGGGTGGTTTTGGGGTTCCGTTACAGAGTCATAAGGGAGGGGGTTAGATTGGGGGAGTATGCCCGTTAGGGGGCAGGGGGAAGATGGAGGGGAGTGGGGGAAGTGGGCCCCACCCGTTGGATGGGTGGGGAGATATGGGGTTAGAGTTCTAGTTCGAGTTGGTGGGCGAGTTTTTGTTCTACGACGCAGATAGTATCGTGGTGTGTGGGGCCGTGGCAGACCAGGAGGACTTCGAGGAGTTGGTAGAGGCGGCTGTTGCCCATGCCGACGCTATCCCAGCCGAAGCAGAGGATATGGCCACCGGTTTTGAGGAGTTGGTGGCAGAGGGCTTTTTCTTGGGGCCAGTTGGAGGTACGTTGGACGTCTTGTTGGGTAGTTTTTTGGCCGATGGAGTCGTAGAGTTGTTTGACCTGGGCGGGGGAATAGGGGGGGTCAAAGAGGATGAGGTCGGCCTGGACGTTTTGGTCCACCAGCATTTGCAGGAAGTCGAGAACGTCCATGTGGTATTGGGCGGTGGTATTGGGGTTGAGGTCGTTGGTGTAGGTAGCCCACTGTTTATTACGGGCGAACGGGTCGATGCTAACGGTGGATTGGGCCAAGTACCGTTTGACCAGTTGTTTAATGGGTGCGCAAGAGAAGGTATCGCCGGTGGGCCAGGCCCAGACTCTTTGGATAATCACGGTTAGTATTTCTCCTTAATGGGTTGTAGCCAGTTCTGTTTGGTCGTTTGTCGTCGCTTAGGTTCTTGTCGCCAGTTCCACCAGTTGGAGGAGCGTAGGATGAGGTGGAGGATGTGGAAGGCCACCGTGCGGGTATCGTCTGGGAGGGTGGCGATCATCTGGTCTTGGGTTTCGTGTTGCAGGGTCCAGTAGTGGTTGGTCAGGACGTGTCCCCATTCGTAGCAGACCACTTTTCCCAGGGTTTTGAGTGGGGAGTTTCCTCTGTTCTCGTTTGTGATAAGAATACCGTAGCAGCGGCTGCGGAGTCCGGGAGAACAAGTGATGTTTTTGTGTCCCACGTCGGAGTGGAAGGGGCAGAGCCAGCCGTCGTGCCAGGACCGGTAGAGGGGGCCGTCCTCCCACAGCCACTTGTGTACGGCAGCGAGAGTGGGCGACCAGGTATGCTCCGTTTCGGGAAAGGTAACTGGCGGGTGCCTGCCGTAGGTATCGGGTACAACCATTTCCGGGATTACGGTCGTTCTAAGTTTCATTCTACCTCCATTCCCGTAAGTCTCATTTGTGCCTGTGCTTCCATAATCCGCTTCTTGGCGATCTCAAAGTAGCCTGGGTCAATCTCGATCCCGATGAACTTGCGGCCTGTCTGGATACAGGCTACCATATAATCCACTACGTCTTCTTTGCCGGCGCCCATTTCTTCCTCTTCTTCGGCTCGACCACCTTGATACGGCAGTGGCACAGTGGACAGATTGGTTCCACATCGAGGTTTGCCATAAACAGTTCGAACTTGGCCCAAGGCGTTTTTTGCATACCGCATGAGGTAAACCACCTGTCTCCAGCAAATTCCCACACGCAAACCGCGTTCTTATCTTCCATCACTTTCCCCCTTTCGGTTTCTTTGTCGCTCGGCCATCGTGCGTTTCTGTCACCGTTGCTTCTCGCTTCCAAACAGAGACGCCCTCCACACCATACGAGATGATGACAACGTAAACGCCCTCTGTGAGATTGATGCGCATCACCGCTTGCCTCTCCCCACCCCACTGCCTTCCTCATTTTCCTTTACCTGAAATTCAATCACCCAGACGTAAGGGTTACTTTCCCAGCCATAGCCCCGCTTCGCGTTGATGCGACCCCATGTAGCCCGAAATTCCTTTATGCCCTTGCATCCTTCTGCCTTGGCATCTTCCTCAGAGATGTCCTGTAACCGCTCCACCCGGACGTTGACGATCTCCAGGTTGATGCGGCTTGCCCAGCGAGGCATGAAAACGGATGGACGCCATCTACCAAACATGAAAGCATGCCAGCTCCAACCCACTTCGAATTGACGCGCAATGAATCCATCGGCGCGGTAGAGAATCGGATTCCAATCCTCGATATCCGATGGCTTGCGATGGTCAAGATAACCCGGGGCTGCCCATGTTTCCCTCACCCATAAC